ATGAATGCGACCCCTGCATACCTCAAAAATACATTAAGATCGTTAAGAGTTAGGTTAGGTCTTTCTCAGAAAGATGCTGCTAAAATGCTGGGTATTAGCGATGCTACATTGCGAATATGGGAAGAGGACTCAACCAAAATTTCACAAAAAAAAGTATGGGAAATCGAGCGTATTTATTATACGAAGCAAGATTTCATTTTTTTTGGCCCCGAGTCCGCTTTTAGCGAAATTCTACAAAGACAAGCTGTGTTGGATAAAAATTAGGGTTGTCCTAGATCGCATTCTTCATACACATATACAGGGAGGGGTGACAATGCACATCGATCAATTTCCACCTGATGTACAAGAATTTATCTATGACTTATGTGCTAAAGCATTGGAAAGAGCGGCTAAGTTGATACCTATTGTCAGCGAAGAGGTTGAGGAGGACTCGTAAGAGCCTCCATGAGTGGACAAGCCCCTAAGAAAAGAGAACAAGCATTGAATAATGTTGGATGGATTATTACAAAATTATAGCTTTCATAAAAAGCCTAAAGAAATATAAGTCACCTCTTTGGAAGGAGAATCACATTGCTCATTGATATCAGCAAGATCAAAGTAAGTGATCGTATCCGTCAGGACTTCGGCGGAATCGAAGAGCTAGCTCATGACATTGCACAGAACGGCCTAATAAATCCTATTGTCGTAACTTCGGAATACCAATTGATAGCCGGAGAACGGCGTCTAAGAGCTCACAAGCATCTAGGGTGGGACCGGGTAGAGGTCAACGTCATGGAGGTACGTGATTACGCTCATCAACTACAATTGGAAATCTCGGAAAATGAACACCGTAGAGACTTTACCTTTTCAGAGAGAATCGTATATGCCAAGAAAGTCGAGGAATTGGAGCGACTTAAGGCCAAGGAGCGAATGACCTCATCTGACAAGGAAAACTTGCCTGAGGATGGTAAAGGTCAAGTGAGAGATATTGTTGCTGAACAATCTGGATTTGGTAGTGGTCGAAATTATGATAAAGCCAAGTTTATTTCAGAACATGCTACTCCAGAAATCATCCAAGAACTTGATGCTGGACTTATAAGCACACATAAAGCTTTTACCCAAACAAAAGAACGAATGGAAGCAGCTGAACTGGCGGCTGTAGAAGCAAACGTTCGGGCCGAAGCCGCAGAGAAGGAGAAAGAAAACCTTAGGAGGCAATACAAGGACTCCATTCCTGCTGATCAGTTAGAAGAGGCTGTCAACGCCGCCATAGAACGTCAGCAAGAGGAATATGAAGCATTTATTGCTCAGAAGGATAAGGAAGCTCAGAAAGCACTCAAGGCACGTGACGATAAGTGGAAAAAAGATATCGAGATTGAACGAGACAAGGCTGAGGAACTAAAGGTTGGTCTTGAGCGAGTAAAAACTGAGATGGAACAACTAAAAGCCCAGCAGCCAGCAGATTTCGACGAACAGTTGGCCGCGCTGCAACTTAAAAACCTACGCTTTCAGGCAGACCAGAATGTGCTTCAGATTAGCGCCCACACCAAAGCATACCTTCAAAAAGTTGGGCTGTCAGCATTCGCATTGGAAACAATTTGTAATGCCAGTGCCAGTGAAAGGAAACGGATCAATGAGAGTTTGGACATGATCCAATCATTTATTGATCAAATCAGACCAGCCGTAAACGGCAGAAGGGTGGTAGGTTGAAATGACGCTGGTTAGTAATCAAGTTAGCACTCAAGACTTATTCGGAATGCTTGAGCATCAGCTTAACCTAACTGAAAAACAGGGTACGGCAATTCGCTTTTTGTTTGAGGGTATGAAAAAAATGAATGATGAAATGTCCGAGAAAGAAGCGCGAGTGGATGAAAAAGTAGAGGATATGCAGATGATGGTCCAAGAAGTACGGGATAGTGTAACCCTTACTGATCAGGAGTGCTATCAGATGCAGCAAGCTGTTAAGTTAAAGACGAATGAATTGACTAAACATCGATATAAAGAGTCTGATATGAAGTTTAACCAGATGGTTGGGAAGTACCGCCGACTTATCTGGAGCAAAATGAAGGAACGTTTTGAAGTGGCTAAATACAGTCACATTCGCCGTATCGATTTTGCGGATGCCATCGAGTTCGTCCAAAACTTTCTCCCGGAGGACTACTTATGACTCTTGAACGATCAAGAAAGCGACTTGAAGCTTGGCATAGACTTAACACTTTACGCTTAATTAGGACAAGCCCCGTAATCCTGGATGCAGCAAAAGATTGGTTGGATAAGGAAATCGAGGATCTTGAACTATTTTTGAAGATTAGACAAGTATCTTTGCGGAAAATGAACATAAAAATGACCGCGTTTTGGGGACGCGGCCATTCAATAGATAAAATAAATATTCAACAACAGAGTAACATACCGTTCTTTCGCGGTCAATGACTTGAGGTGAGCTAATTGGCAAACCCACAGCCAGAGAATGGCTTTGTAAAGCTGGCAAATGAGATATGGAATGAAATCATACGACGAGATTTCTCGAAGCGTCAGAAGGACATCATCCTCTTTATATGGCGCTTGTCATATGGATGTGGAAAGAAAACAGCACTTATTCCTTTATTAAAAGATTTCGAATTGTGCGGTATCGGATATCAAAATATCCGCAAGGAAATAGATTACCTATCTAATAGTAACGTTGTTTTGTGGGATCAAAGCAGGAATGTTTTTTCAGTGAATAAGGATTACGACCAATGGCAAATCAGTCCTGTTAAGGGTTGGGATGAAAGAAAATTCAAGGATTTGATTAGCAAAAACCTAGATGAAAAGAAAATAAATTCTTCTCAAAACAAGAAGCTTGAGAAGCGAGTAGTATATGGAAACTTATTATTCGCTTCTCAAAATAAGAAGGGGTTACTTCTCAAAACAAGAAGCCATAGGTTCTTAAAACGAGAAGCTAGATTGCATTCAAACCCTTGCGGCTGTAAGAAGAAAGGGGTGTCTAAAGACATTATTAAAAACAATATTAAAAACATTAGTTGTTGTTTAGGAAAATCAGACTCGGAAATTGGACAAGCATATACAACTCAAAACGAATCAAATTCAGAAAGCCAGGATGCCGTTCCTGCCGGGGATGCCGATTCCAACCGGGTAGCTAATGAATTAGATTATCGTAAACAGGTTGCAGATCGATACCTTACCCGTAGAGGCAAGGGCTTAGAGATAACGGCAAAGGACGAGCTTGTATTGGACGAGCTCATTGCAGATGTGGTGCCGATCCACATTGCACTTGCTGGTATAGATAAAGCATTTAACACCTTCAAGCCTAAACATAAAAAAGATGAAATCAAAAGTCTAAGCTACTGTGAAGGAATTATATATGCACTAAACGCTGAGGCCGTTGAAGAATCTGAGAAACAACCGAAAAATAAAAACTCATTAGAGCCAGATGTTGAATCTCATGTAAGCATACCAACAGAAGAAGAAATGCAGAAAATGTTGGCAGAAATGAGGTCTAAACGTGGAGGTGATTGATTGAAAGGCATGGGGGAAGAAATTAAACGTATTTTACCTGATCGTTTTTTTGAGAGAAAAGAAGCTTTGATAGATCGAATTTCTAAGCACCCTGAAGTATTGCGACTTAGGGATGAATACCCAGAGCTAGTAGACGTTAAGAGGGACTTGAGCAGCCTAGGAAACCACATCTCATGCTTTGATCACTGTCAATCATGCCCCGGCTTAAAGGGCTGCCAGAATGAGTTTCCGGGGCATTCCAGTCACGAAGAAGTTAGCGAAAAACAACAGATGCTTATTTTCAGATTAAAGAAGTGCTCTAAATTAGTTTCATTCGAAAAGAGAGAATTGAATCAAAAGAGGATTAAAAGTCATAACATACCAGCTCATATTGTAAATGCTTCATTTGAAGAAATGGAACATGATCAATATCGAAGATTGGCGATTGCAGAGAGCATGAACTTTTGCTTAGGGTTTGATAAAAACAATACTTACAAAGGTCTGTACTTATACGGGTCTATGGGAGTAGGTAAAAGCAGACTAGCAGGTGCGATTGCAAATGAACTAGCTGGAATGGGTGTCGATGTGATCATGGTGTACGTTCCCGATTATCTGGGAGAGGTTAAGGACTCCATCGCGACAAACGAAGTACAAGCTAAAATAGACGCATTAAAATCGGTGGATGTATTAATTTTGGATGATATAGGCGCTGAAACTTTATCATCTTGGACAAGGGATGAAGTAATGAGTCCTATATTACAGAGCCGAATGGAGACCAAAACCACAATCTACACCTCAAACCTTAACATGAAGGAATTATTTAATCACTTTGTAAATGTAAAAGACTCGAAAGGTCCGATTGATCTTAAACAGCGTGAGCTAAAGGCTACACGCATCATGGATAGGATTGAACCATTTGTTAAGGTATTGCATGTTGGTGGAAGAAATCGACGTAGAGATACTTCTTATAACACAGGAGGTTAACCGTGAAAATATCGATAGATAAACATGTCTTAGTCAAGCCTTTGGAACAGGCCAGTAAGTTTATTTCATCCAAAACACTAATCCCAATACTGGGAGAAATACTAATCCAAGCCACTTCAGAAGGTCTTTACTTAACAGGTGGTGATGATACACGAATACTACGAACGAAGATAAGTGATGATGACTATCAATTAATTGAGTCTGGCTCCATTACTGTTTCGGGGAAACGAATTACTGAAATAGTAAAAATAATGAAAGGAGTTATAGATATTGAGTCAAAGGGGCTTGAAACTAAAATTTCCAACGGAAAAAGAGCCTATGATTTGCCAAGTATGAATCCAGATGAGTATCCAGCATTTATTGAAGACATAGAAGGACCATCAGTAGAGTTTGACGGGAAGTCGTTGAATGATTTAGTAGAGGAAACAGCCTTTGCTGCTTCTAAAGAGGAAAAGACGCCGATCCTGATGGGATTGCTTGTTAAATTTAGTGAAAACACGGTTCATGTAATAAGCACTGATCGTCATAGGTTTTCATCTTCTGTTCGAAGTGTTGAGAATATGCAGGATATGCAAACTATCATTGAAGCCGCAACAATGAAGGAACTCATGAAGATAATTGCACCTACAGAAAAACTGAAAATTAAGCTTCTAGATTCAAAACTTATCATTCAGACTTCTAGTTTTATATTTTGCTCACGGGTACTTGAGGGTGTTTACCCTGATACTAGTCGAATCGTACCGACAACATGGCTGTCTAATACTAAAGTTGATCGACAACTTTTTTTAGAGGCTTTGGAAAGTGTGTGGATTATTGCGGATGAGGAGAAGTCGAAAATAGTAAGAATGGTTGTCGGAGAAAACATTGAACTTAGAGCATCCGTTGAAGGTGTGGGCAAAACGAGTCAGTCTATTGATTTTATAGATTTCAGTGGTGAAGGATTCAACCTCTCATTTAATTGTAAGTATGTTTTGGATGCTGTGAAGTCAATAACATCGAAAGAGTTAACGATTGCTTTCACTGGGAAAATGTCACCAATTATTTTCAGAGGAACTGACGACGAACGCAATTTTAGAATTGTTCTTCCATATCGAACTACGGAGGTGTAAACCATGTTAGAACAAGTGATTATAGAAATTGAGGACATTGAAAAGTACCTTGACGAACATGAGAAGAGTTTGTTATCCGGGTTACTTTGGAAAATTGAACAGTTGAAGGCTATTGAAAATGATCCGAATCAACTAAAACTGGATATCGTAGATCATCAACTGATAACTTTGGGGGATGTAACATCATGAGTGAAAAACTTAATCCTGGAGTTGTAGAAATGATAGATGGAGAGTATGGCGTATATAAAAGGTACTTCCTTGATAGAGATGAGCTTCAAAAATATCGAGAATTACCATCAGACACATATTGGGACCATCACGGACAGCCCATAATGCCACCAGATATGAAGCTAACAAAGGTAACAAAACATGAAAAAGGAGCATAGAGGATTTATTCCTCTTGCTCCCTCACTCGAAATCTACAAGATCACGAATATCTGTTATTTTCAAAGCTTCAGCAACGGCACATAAGTGATCTCTGTTGATAGCAGTACGGACGTTATTGCTTAAGTCGCTTATGGATGCTGGTCTTATTTTGGTCAATTCAGAAAGTTCTTTTTGAGTCATGCCTTTAGCCTTCAGTACTTCATCCAACTTAACTCTAATTTTCATGATACAACCCTCCTGTATAAAAGATAACACGAATAATTAATTATCGCAATTACGAATATGAGTATTTACAAATATTTGCGTCGGGTGTATACTCATATCATGAATAACGTAAATTCGTATATAGGTAATATACAACCGATAAGGAAAACTTTCCTGAAGGTACTGGAGGGCTGGTAATGGATAAGAAAAAGCTTGATCTCGCAGAGCTTGACGATCAACCACAAGAAATCAGAGAGGCAATAGCCTTTTATACTTCGCATACTGTGTTACCGATTCACTTCACAGCAGCTGAACGAGAACAGCATTACAGAACACTTGAACAAGCTGGTTATCTAGAACGAATCACATAATATCCGTAGCGTTACTGCATTAGCCAAGAACTAAAATCGAGACATAGGAGGTGAGAATGAGCAATGGAACATCAGACATTTTGGAAACCTGAAAAGCAAGTTAAAGAAAAGAAGTCCTACAGCAGTTTACATCAGCAAAAGACAAAAGCTAAAAAGGAAGTTCCAGAATGGAAGAAGGGTATCCTTGCTCATCACCAAAAAGGTCAAAGTTCAAAGGACCGTTGTGAATTTGACACGGACGTACTTGCAGAAGTTATAGCAGAACAAGGAGAGATATGCCCTTGCTGCAAAATTGCACAATCAACCACTACACATCATGTTTGGCCGAGAGGTCGAAAAGGGCGAGGCGTTAAGAGCAACGCACTACGAGTATGTTGGCCTTGTCATGACAAAATCCAAACAACTGATGAACTGCTTCAATATTGGATTTCAGTATATCGTGAGAAATACGGTGATCACTTCTGGTTTGACGAAAAAGACTGGGAAGAATTCAATCATAAGCAAAACGTTCTTCAGCAGAAGGAGCGCGAAAAGCAGGATCGTCAGAACCAAATCAAGCCAGTTGTTGATTTGCTTACAGCCGCAGCCGGTAGGAGCCTTAAGGCTAATGAGATACGCTTACTACAGTCGTTTGAGGATAAAGATATGCAAATATTCACAACTATGATGGCAGACGCTTTAGGAGCCATACAGGAGCCAACACCAGTATATAGTTACGGTGAACGTTTCGAAGATTAGGAGGATTCATATGGGCAGAATAGCTATGGAAATATCTCGCATTAGAGATAATCACCCGATACTTGGAACTAAAGAACAATGTGTAGAAGAACATCGAAAATTAGTGTTGAAGATAGCAAATTATTATGAAAATCGCACTTCCAATATTGTAGAAATAGAAGACTTAATTAGTGAAGGATATTTTGGTTTGTTGCTTGCGTTCGACCGATTTGATCCACTTAATAAGCCTGGTAAGGAGTTTTCGACATACGCTGTCCCTTATATCAAAGGGTATATCATTCGTTATCTTCAAAGTAAAGTGTGCGCAATCAGAACCCCATTCCATTGTAAAGGAAAACCTAAGTTGGTTATCTCAATGGACAGAAAGCTGCTTCGGTCAGATAACGAAGACCTGAACTTTTCAAATCTCTTACCAACTAATGATGATATAACACTAATTGATGTTGATGATTTTATAGATTCATTAACCGAATCAGAGCAAACAGTTACAACAATGATGATTGATGGATATACAAACTCTGAAGCAGCCGAAGTTCTTAACGTCTCAAAAAATACAATCACCAATATGAAAAGGAGGATAAGAAAGAAATATATCTTACAAGAGGTATAAAAATTCATATAACAACAAGAGGTGATTAGTTAAATGACCGAAAAAGAACAGCGCAGACACTTCCAGCGAATTAAATCCTTGAGTAACAATAAATTTTGGAAGTACATGAATGTACTTCATACAAGGGCGTACACCAAAGCTGAAAACCATTATCAAGAAGCTATGGATATCGTATTAACACCAAAGCAAAAAGCAGCAGTAATTGCTAAGGCTAATGAGATTCGGGAGTTTAAAGAAAATTCGGGCATAGCCCATAAGGAGAGATAAACAATGAGCATGGATATGAACGCAATCATCAATGATAAATTGGCCGAACTGAACACTGAAGGGTATGTAGAAAAAATTATTAAAAAGCAACTTGAAGACACAATTAAGGATGTTGTTGAAGACTCTTTGAGAAGCTGGAGTGATTTCGGCAAAGGATTGAAAGAAGCCGTAAAAAACCAGCTACAGATTAATCTTGAACAATTGGATATTCCATCTTATAACCACGTGATTCTTGATGCTATCAAAGCAGAACTGGAAAGATCCATTCATGATGTTGGTGTTGCCAAAATGCAGGAGCAGTTGCAAGAGTTACTGGGAACGAAGCAAGAGTCAATTAAATTCTCTGAAATTATCAAAGAAATGGTTGAGGACGAGCTCAAACTTGGGGAACTCGAATATGAGGATTACAAAGAGATCACGGTCCATGCAGATAAAAATCACAGCACACTCGCCTTCATTTACTTTGACCCACAAGCAGATCAACCTAATTATCGCTGTAAATACCGCCTCGTTCTTGATGCAGACGGAAGCGTCAATAGTGTACAAATTTCCGACAAGACATTTGATAAGAAAACAATTATGGGCGGCCTGCACGGACTTGAAGCAACGCTGTTTAAACTTTACACACATGGCACGAAGGTCATTATGAATGACTATGAAACAGAGTTTAGCAACCCTGAATACGAGTAAGCAATCTTGAGAGAGGGTTAACTACCCTCTTTCCTATAAAGGAGCTGAAGAGTTTGAATCCCTTGGAAGAGATTACAAAGATAGCTCATCTGCTGCCTCTGAAAGTGTTACAGGACATAAATACCCGAATAGGCGACTGGTTGGCTTCTGGAGGCAATGAGACCGATCCATATATCCATCAGCAATTGAGATTCGCTAAAAGATTTATTGAAGGGGAGGCATAACCAGTATGAAAGCAATAACTATAATTCAGCCCTGGGCGACACTGATCGCACTTGGGGAGAAACGTTTTGAAACACGCAGCTGGTCCACAAAGCACCGCGGTCCACTGGCAATCCATGCAGGGAAGAAGATTGATAAAGAAGCATGTGAGGTGCCGGAAATTAAAGAAGCACTGGCTCGGCACGGATACACGGGGAATAACCTGCCTACTGGGGCGGTAATCGCAACAACCAATTTGGAGCGAGTATACCCGATCAATCACCATGCTGAACACCTCAATCTTGCATCATCCATTAATGAACAAGGTGATATCGAGGAGATTTTCGAGAATAACGAGTACGCTTTTGGATGGTATGAGGAGGGGCTTTTCGCCTGGAAATTGGATACCCTTCGGCGTCTGACGGGGCCAATCCCAGCCAAAGGGCAGCAGGGCTTGTGGAATTGGGAAGGGGTACAGCCATGAGCGAAGGAAATGTTTCCCTGACGGCAGAACGAATCGCGGAGATCAAGGGACTGTTAGCAAAGGCAACGCCAGGTCCATGGAAATGGATAAATGAAGGGTCTTGTCTATTCCCCGAATGTGGTGCTGATTATGGTGATTATATACTGTTCGTCCAAAAGAGCGGACTAGGCAACAGCTCAGATGCTCCGTTAATTTCCGCCGCGCCAACTGTAATCGCTGAACTTCTGGTTGCTCTAGAAGAGTCACAGAAAGAGGCTGAAAAAAATCGGAAGGTTGCTGAAGCTAAGATACTCTTCATAAGCCAAGGAAATGAAGATTATATGTACGGTCTACAAGAAGATTTGGCAGAGGCACAGCAGACCATAGCCCTCAAGGATGAAGCTATCCGCGATTATGAGCACAACCGCAAGATCTATCAGCAAGAGTTAAGGGATGCTAAGCAGACCATAGCCCGGCAACGGGAACACATCAAAGGTATCCACAGAATCATTGTCAGTTCCTACAGTTACACCAATCAAGAAGAACTACGTTCGGTACTTACATCTGCTGAATGGGCCTGTGCTGAAGCTCTGAATGATCTGAAGGTAGAGGAAGGTGGGGAGTCATGACACAGTTACAGGTACAGACACTAAGCAATCAGGAGCTTAACCGTAAGCTGGCTGAGTTGATGGGGTATACAGTTTACTACTATGACAAGGACGTGCCAGAGAACTGCTATTACATGCTGGTAGATCCAGACGGCGATTATAGCGGGATAGAACGACCGTCAGAAGGAATGGCTTGGTTGGATGCTCCTTGGTATGTTGGCGACCCTGCCGCCTCTCTAGAGGTACAGGCAAAGGCGCTGGAATTGAATTACAAGGCGTATATTGACCACTTGGATGAGTGCGTAAACACTGATGAACTCACGATATGTTCAGAACCAAGCTATAGAGCTATAGCAAGTTTGTTGCTCGCCAGCCCCAGAGAGAGGGCAGAGGCGGCATATGTCACGATACAGGGGGAGAAATAGCATATGTACTATTTACGTAAGGAGCCGGAGGCGAAGACACTGCCGGAGATACGCAAGACTGACGGAACTGTGATACCAGAGAGACCATATATGAGCGATGACCGCGCGGTCTACAAGCATAGTGATTTTGCACGCTTCTATCGTGGCGGCTTCACCGGGCTGGATGGGCGCTATCAAGGGATGAAGGTGTACACCTGCAAGACGCTTAAGCGCATCCTTGAGCTTAGAGCGTCCACTCTCAGGGCCACCAATGAGCTGTTTGATGTGTACGACGAGAACGGGAAGGTTGAGCTTCCCGATTATGAAGGAGGAATTACAGTATGAACAGAACAGTCGAAGCTAGATTTGATACCACAGGCGTGAAAATACAGTTGCATGATGTTCTGAAAGATGAAGAAACCGGAGAAATGGCATTGGTGGTCTACGCCACAAATAAATCTGGTGTGCAGGGCTTGGCGGTCGAAAACCAAATAGTCGGAATTGGTGATTGGTTGGACGTTTATCCAGATGGTGTCTGGACTATTGTTGGTAACGCAGGGACTTCAGCGCCGCAGGATTGATACATGTAGAAAATCAGAAAGGATGCAAAGAAATGAATATAAAAAAAGTTGTTTTCCTAGAAGAAAATATGCTGGATGAGCATGAACGTGAGATTTTTCAATCTGATGTTCCTTATCTACTAGAACAGGGTTACATCCATAACGAGGACGGATTAAAAATGTCACTAAATAAAATTTGGGTGGATTTTCGTTTAGTTCATCAAAAAGCTTAATGTACTATAGCGCAGGAAGGGGCGAACGCCTATGCGTAAATTAATCTGCAAGTTACTAGGACACAAAATCGTTAATAAGCGCGGTCATTACCACAGCTATTGTCTGCGATGCGGTAAAGACAAGGTTTGGGGCATGGATTAATAATACACCACAATACCAATCTATTAAGGGGTGAGAGGATATGAGCCAGACAATAACAATAGGTCAGGAGCAAGCAAAAAAGCTTGGTGAAATTATGGAGATGATTGGTGATTCTGGAGTTGATTCCATTACACGAAATGAAGCAGCAGAGCATTGCATTGATTGGGTATGGGGCATGGTGAAAAAGAACGGTATGAAAATCAGACCGAAATCTTAGGCTGAAAGCCATCGAATCGACCGAACAAGCCCAAGCCGTATAAGGGGTAGAGAGGAATAATACCTCTCTATCTACACAAGGAGGTAAATACCCAATGATACAAACACCACCAATGCCCTATGAACAGTTAAAGCAATCTCATGACGAATGGAGAATGCTTGCAATGCACAATTACGGCGTAGCAAAGGCAGCAGAGTACCGGGAGCAATGTCTGAAAGAGGCTTGGGAACAATTACGCGAAATCGTAAGCACCAACGCTACTGGTGGGAAAGGCGAAGATATAAACGACTACGACATTATGCTGAACATGATGGATGATTTGCTTTATTTAGCTTCCCTTTACCCAGATACCCCAGCACCCACTGGTGAGGAAAGAGGTACTCATGAATAATCAAATTGAAGAGTTAAAGAAGACACTGAAAAGAGCAATAAATGGTCCATCATGGATTGTTGATGAATGGTTTAAACCTCTGACCGAAGCGAAATCAATCGAAGAATGGCACGAAGATTATGGGGATGTACTCTGGTGGACATTTCCGATAGAAGAACCGCCGTATTGTGGTACGCCACTGGATGCGGATTGGCCAGATTATCACACGCATTGGACACCGATCGTGTTTCCAGAAGATCCAGCACCCGAGGAGGAAGGAGATAACCAATGACACAAGAAACGCCAGAAATCGCATTAACACCTGATCAATATAAAGCCATCATGCAGGAAATATGGAAGAACCACCGCTTTGCCCGTTCAGACTTCAAACATAGTAAATATATCAAGTATGTCCGTCCAAACTGGGATATGCGAGATGGGATGTGCTTCGCTATCTCATTCGATCAGGATAAAAAGTCATTTAACTCAGGCTACGGCGAAACGGAACCTATGTATGACCGCATTATGAAATGGCTGAATGAACCATGGGAGGGATCGAAGCAATGACACGTCGCAAATGGTATTTTTATTCATTCATATATGTGGTAGAAAATGGGGTTGGGAATGGGAAAGGAATGAAACGGTTTAAACGATCCCCTTCTTTATTTAATTGGATTCTAGTTGAGAGAGAGATAGAAAATGAACATCAACTTCCGAAGGGCAGTGTGATGATTACCAATTACCAACCGGTAACTAAATAATTCGAAAAATGGAGGGCGTACCATTTATGACACTCACAAGGGAAGAGATACTGGCGATGGAGCCGGGGACTGAATTCAACACGATCGTAGCGAAGGAGCTATTTAAGGCAACCATCATCAATAAACCTTCATCCCTTAGCGACAAAATATTCTATTTACTAGTAGATGGAGATCATTTTAATCCAATCGAAAAAGGAAAGAATTTAGGCAACGCTTGGTGGAGGCTTTCGGAAGAACAGGCGTGGGAAGCTTGTCCAAGATATTCAACGGACATATCCGCAGCATGGGAGGTAGAATCAGAATTAATCCAAAAGAACTCCGGTGTGCAAACAAGATATGTATGGAGTTTGAAGTGGGTAACCGGATGGGAAGATAAGCAGCCTCATTTCAGAGAAGATTTAAAGTTGATCCACGCAACACCAGAGCAGCGTTGTAAGGCTGCATTATTGGCTGTACTTAACTTATAAGGGGGCTGAGACATGGGCGAGGTTACAAGAATGCCTAAGTATCCCTGTACATTTTGCCGAAAGAACGAAGCGACTCAATTATGTGACTTTGTAGTCGGTTACTCTTGGACATCTGCTAAAGATGAACGGGGACGGATGATAGGTGGCCATCATGAAACTTGTGATAACGCTATCTGTAAAGATTGTGCAACAACGGTTTCAGGGTTTGAGTTTTGCCCATCTTGCAACAAACTACATGTTCAGGTCCAAAAGCAACACGATCAACGCAAAAGCAAAGTGAACATTGATATAGCATTTGGGAGATACGAACCAATCCATGAGGTATAAGGGGGAGAAGAGGATATGAGCACAGCAAGCTATCAATTATCGGATCAGGCAGGCTTAAGCAACATCATAAATAAATCGCTTCACGCATTCCCGAAGTCCTTCATAAATAACAGCAACGAAATTATCCTTGAACCAAGAAATAATGTGTACTTCCGACTGGAGGGAGTCAATACAGAGTTGGACTTCAAATGTAAGATGTTCGCGTGGGTTTCCCGGCCGATTGCCAAAGGATTAAACAAATACTGGGCACCAAGGGTTCTGGAAAACTTTAACGAGGTGTTGGGTACAAACTTCAGCAAGGAAGAAATGTATGAAATCTATGACCTTTTAGGCAATGATGTCAATCGAAAGCTGACTGAGCAGTTCATAGAATCCGGTTACGACATGGCGCTTTTAAAGCGAATGTAATTCCTAGGCCGTAGGCCATCGAGTCAGACCGAATAATCCCAGTGAAACGGGGGCCGGATAAGGTTTACATAATCAGGCTCCCCATAAAGAGAGGAACAAGACACTATGAGCGAAGAAAGATTTGAGGTTAAGCCTTATGGAGTTCGTTATAGATGTGAATGCGGCGGAGAAATGAAACCATCAAGTCACATACTCATGAGCATTCCTCCACAGTATCCACACGAATGCAATAAATGCAAAGCTGTAGTCAATTTGACTAAACGTTACCCTACAGTCGAATGGGAGGAAACAGACAATGCCTAAACTAATAGATGCGGAAAAAATCAAACAACATCTACTAGATAATTGGCAAATGGAACGTCATGCAGGAACGGATGATTCAAGGATTCGTGCGGAAGTATGGGCAGAATTAAATGACTCACTTCGATCTGATATGTTTGACATCACAACTGAGCCAAGACCGAACTTCATAGTTACCTTCTATAAATGCTGGAACCTTATATTGACTAACAGTGGCTTGCATGAAATAAGAGAATATTTATGCCGTCCTTCAGGCGAGGATTTAGAACATGTTAGACAAATGCTAGGTGCAGAGCGATATGAATTGCAAGAGATTAAAGCTAATGGAGACTAAGCCAGGAGACATATATCAAGCGCAGATAATGACCATTAAGAACAAGAAGGGCATTCCAACAGTAATTGCAATGGACGGTCGCATTTATACTCTTCAGCCATCTTATCAACATAAGGAAGTGAATAAGAATGACAAAAGATGATGTTAGTGATTTCAACTTATACGACGAGGATTTTGAAGAATTCCAGCGCCGAGGTATGGAAGCTTACGGCATAACAGAAGATCAATTATCCGTAGTAACACCGTATAAAGTCCACTCTATACTGACAGTAAATATATAAGACAGCCGTAGAGAGGAGAATTATCCATGATTGAAGTATTACCAGCAATAGAGAGCGACTTTAATCCTAAGAATGATGTTGAATTGATTTCCCAAGTGTATCAGGTGCAGTTTTTCGAAAATACAGATCATGAAGATATTCGAAAAACCATTTGGTTGCTGAACAGTTACCGGACAATAAAAGGATTAGTAGATAGTTATGAATTTGTACTTAAGCAGCCACAGGAGAATGGACTAAACGATTTTGATATGGCTGGAGTCGAAGGGGCAGTCAAGCGACTCGGATCAAGTGACTCGATATCCAATTTGCCAGCCAATGTGCTTATAGCTAAAGAAACACGTCATAATAACTATCTTCTTTATAAACGAGTTACAGAAGCTGTAGCGCACGCAGCTAATAACATCATAGATCCACATGAACATAAGATTGTACAACTACTCTTTGTAGGAGAAAGAAAATATCGATACAAGGATGCCGTAGAGTACATGCGAAAGGGATACAAAACGGTTGCTTATGGCATCGAAGCTACTACATTTGCAGAAAAGCGCCGTAAGGTTATCGCATCCCTTGCGAACACGCTACTATTCAATGGAACACTGGATTACGTTACTATCGATTATGGAAGAGGACGTAACCAAGAAGGTGAAATAGGATTGAGACAGCTTAACAGCCGCGAAGGGTAGATACCTTGAGCGGTATTTTTTTGCTTTTTAACTTGAACCCCTAATGATAATATGTGTTCATACCGCAATGGGAGGTAGGCAAGATGAAATATAGAAGAGTTGAGCGATTTACAAAAGAAAAATTAATAGAAGGAATTAAGGAGCACGAATCTGAATTTGGAGAACGTCCAGAAGAGATAAGGATGCGCAATGAAACATGGCATGAATTGTTCAACTTTCATGAGGATGAATCTGCAAATAGTAAAACTGAGCCTATTTTTTTTCAAGGTATTCCAATAATAATTGATGAAAATTTAGCGAATGGGATAATTCTTGAACTTGTCGGTTCCCCATCTGAATAATTAAACTCAAATTCCGTAGTGTATCAGCAACAAGCCCCAAATATAATAAAGATACCGAGGCGAGAGCTTCCGTACTACTCCATTTCTGGTTGCGGCAATCTGTGACGGGACATCACACCGCAGCTCATACCCGAACACCTCCCGGGCAACCGTGATCTCAGCGGCTAAAGATTTGGATCGAGAACGTGAACCGGATGCGTAAATAAATAACCGGGTCGAACTACTAATTGGAGACAGCGCACAGAGGGGAATACCCCGAAGCATTAAAGGTGCGCATTGTTGCCCAAACCGGGGCATGGCGGATTAGCGGTAGCCGCATGTTATAAATTACCGCTTAGTATGATGACAGTAATATGTGGTGGCGAAATAGGTAGACGCAACCAAATGCGCTAAGTGATTGTGGGCACTCAATCTATTGCGCGAGTAGGTCGGTACAACGGATAAACATATACCCAGTCCGTGGGAGGCCTCCCTGTAAGGTGCAAATCCTTGCCCACATCAAAGAAACGGTATGCTGTCACCCCACAATAACGGGTTAGATAGCATACCGTTTTTATTATAGTCAGGAATAAATTACCAAGAGGATAAATCCCACTTTGCATAGAAGACCCTTTGAAACATCAGCGGAGGATTAACTATGAAATTAGATCCAGCACTAAAGGTATTGAGTGGATGGCTTAAAAAGCAAGAACAGATATTTGCCATACCCACAGGGAACGATAAAATCATAATCATCAATGGAAAAGACATTACTGAGGTGATGCGAGGAGCTAATGACACAATTCTGGCCGTTACTCCTAATGGAAATTTTCGTCTACTAAACGAAGTTTACGTAGCTGCATTACTAATGCCTAAAGAATTGGAGAAGGCAGACATGCAACGTATATCCAATAAACTACATATCAATCTACGGCGAGTGCAAGAAATTGATCGTAAGAAACGAAATGTTACGGTTGAGGGCCGAATACATAAGATTGAAAAAGCGTATTGGGAGAAATTCATCGAGGCTTACGATAATCAATAGGAAAAGGGATATATTAGATCTTTTCTTAGACTAAAACGTAGTAAATTCGAATTAATTCCATGTTACATTGTACATACAACCAATATATCTTTACTATGAAGCGCCCAATGAGGCGCTTTTTATTTTGCTCAGGAAAGTTTTGCTAAAGCTTTAAATGATGACTAATCAAAGGAGGATGTGATATGAACGAGGTTCAACCGATTCGAGATAAGAAGGTAATTATTCAAATTCAAAACTATCTTAAGGTCACAAGTTTTAGAAATTACATTTTCTTTTCAATGGGAATTCTTAGCGGACTTCGAGTATCAGACTTGCTGCAACTAAAAGTAGAATCAGTCAGGGAGCAAGCGCATATCAACTATGTTGCTGAAAAAACTAAAAATCGAAAAAAGAAAAAACGTAAACGGAAAAAATTCATCATTCACCCTGATATCTACGATGACTTGATGATTTATATCAAAGATAAAGATGATGATGCTTACTTGTTTGCCAGCAGGCAACGTAAGAAGCTCACCGGAGCCGTCGGGGAACCTATAGATAGAGTAACTGCCTACAAAATGATTAGTGGATTGGGGAAAAGGTTCGGACTCAAAGACATAGGTGTTCACTCCCTTCGAAAAACATGGGGATACCACTTATATTTAGACGATCCACATAATTTAGCGTTACTAATGGATATGTTCGGACATGAGGATATGACGACCACTTTGCTATATATTGGGATAACTCAGGACTCTATGGACGAAGCGATTCGTCGTTTGAGTTTTACACAATCCGGTTAATGTTGCACTCAAAACAGGGAATAACAAAAACATTGATTTCATGCGGTTTCTTGCTTTTTATGAGTGCAACAGAATTATAGTTATGTTTCACCCAACTGACAATATTTAGTGAAAACGAGAGTGTATACAAAGCCTGCCGATTTCGGCTTAGGCTTATTTTCATTAGTAACGTTTGACCAATTTAGACCTTTAGTGTGAATTCCAACTCAAATACGTAGTAGGGCAGAGGTGAAGATAGTTGACAAGAGAAAAAAGTCCAGATCGGGAAAAGGCACTGAAAATCTGGCTGAAGAGTGGACGGCAGAAGAAATTGAGCGAAATAGCGGCAGAACTTGGCCTTAACGCTTCAATGGTCCGCAAATGGAAAAGTGTTGATAAATGGGATGGAATTCCGGCGACAGGAAGGCCGCGCGGTGCTAAGAAAGGTAATCAAAATGCTAAAGGGAATAAAGGTGGTAAAGGCGGGCCTCCTGGTAACGACAAGGCAGTAACTCATGGTTTTTTCAGGAAGTTCATGCCACAGAATACCGAATACCTTGAAATTATGGATGCAGTAGAGAACATGGACCCAGTAGACATGATTTGGTATAACATCACAACTCAATTCAGAGCTATCGTGTGGGCGCAACGCATCATGTTTGTAAATGATCAAGGTGAAATGGTCAAGGAACTGAAAAAGCAGAAATTCGAGGTTCACAGTAAAGGTCGAGGTGATAAAAAGGAATTAATACCTGTCGTTATTGAGGAAGAACATGAATTCCAGTTTGCTTGGGATCGGTACGCCACCTATTTGAAAGCTCAGTCAGCAGCTATGTCAGAACTTCGAAGTGCCATTAAGCAATTCAAGGCTATCGCTCCAGAAGAAGACGAACGCCGTCTTAAACTTGATGGAATGCAAGCTCAGGTCGAGAAGACCAGACTGCAAATCGAAGAACTTAAGAACGGTGAAAAAGATCATCCAACTGAAATCAATGTAAAGAGGTGGTCAAATGTCCCTCGTGCTGGATCTTGATCCATTTGAAGGATGGATGCCACATGATAAACAAATAGAAGTTATGCAGAGCGAAGCTCGTAACAATGTATTAAACTGCGGTCGGCGTGGTGGAAAGACTAACGTAGGTGCTCGTAAATTCTTCGACAATATCTTAGCTGATATAGAACGAGGTAAAGGGCTGCCTTACAAGCCACCAAAGAACCTCAAAAAGATGAAAAAGCCTAAGCCAAAGCTAGAATACTGGTGCATATCACCAACCTATGCCATGTCTGAAATTCAGCAAGAAGAACTATCAGATGTTTTACCAGAAGATATGATTGAATCATGGGATATGTCTAAGAATCGAATATGGCTAAAAGGCTGGGTACTCATTCAATTCAAGTCAGCAGACAATCCTAAGTCACTTGTTGGTAAGGGTTTAGACGGCGTATGGCTAGATGAGGCAAGTAAGATGAAAGCAGAGACTTGGACAGGTTATCTATCCTATGCATTAGCTGATAAAGGTGGCTGGAGCGTATGGACTACAACTCCAGAGGGAATCAACTGGTTTGCTGAGGATATTGTTTTAAGAGGTCAATTTATCGATGCAGGGTTAGAAGAGGAACAGTATCTGAATGATCCAGAGTGGTGTAACTTCTATTGGACTTCACTCGACAACCCTATACCCGAGCTGCAACGAAACATTCAGCGGATGATTGAGACTTACCCCGAACGATATGTAGACCGGGAAATCAGGGCTAAGTTCAACGTATTCCATGGGCAGGTGTACGATGAGTTTAAAAGAACCACCCACGTTGTTGATATGCGTTGTCTTGATCAAAGCATTCATCTTTACGAAGTGACTTATCCAGATGGTAGTACAAAAGATATAACGTTTAGTAGATTTATCGGAGGGATGGATCACGGATGGAATGATCCAGCTGTTTTGCTTGCAATAGGCTGCATAGGTGAAGATTATTACATTGTTGAGGAAGCTTATGCTCAACATGTCAATGTACTTGTAGTGGGCGAAAACGGAGAAATGGAAGATTGTCTAGTTAAACGATATAAGGAAATGGATAGTAGATATCACTTTGATACGATATGGGCTGACCCGTCTCAGCCGGAATATATCAGTACGTATAGGAACAACGACTTACCGATTCAAGAGGCTGATAACGCCATAGGCCCAGGTATTCGAGAAGTATCCACTCTCTATAAGGTCAAGAGTGGAACAGGAAGACCAAACATTTATGTGAACCGCGAGTGCAAGAATGAAATTAAAGAAACAGAGAATTACAAATGGAAAGAGAAGGCGGGACAGCATACCGAAGAACCTGAAGATAAGAATAATCATACTCAGGACTCTAAACGGTATGCTATATACAATGACCGCGAGGGCGATACCGGATTCTCATTTGGATGAAGCTATGAAAGATGTGGTGCTTCCTAATAATGGAGATGGTACAATTGGAATAGGGTGAAAAAGGAAGAAAATTAAGAGATTAACAAGACTAATGCTATTTCCTTCAACCCAGAATTTTATTGTAATTGAAAGGGGATTAGTATGGATATTGTTTTAGACAGTTATATAAATGGTACTTTTTACGGTTGGAGTGGATCAACTCTCTTCAAGTTAGGTAACAATTCATTTTGGATACAGACAAGGTATGCTTATAATTATCATTATGCTTATCGTCCTAGTGCGAAAATAATTCAAGATGCAGGAGCCTATTTTTTAGAAGTAGAAAATGTAGGTGAAAGGGTTGAGGTAAAGAGGGTTACCGATATCATAGAAAGTCAAATAAAAGGAACATTTAAAGGATGGAAAAGTAAAACGCAATTCGAGCTTACCAATGGTCAAACTTGGGAACAAACAGAGTACAATTATATGTATCATTACGCATACAGACCAACTGTTTTAATATATAACACTCAAAGCGGATATCGCATTAGCGTAGAAGGAACTAAAGAAACAACTACAGTTAAAAGAATTAAATAATTGGTTTTACGAGAGACTTGTTATTCCATAGTAACACCGAATAAAAACAATGATATTCTCAATTCATAGAAGTATAAATGAAGAAGGCAAGGAAATATTTCCTTATCGCAACGGAGTCGCTGAACAGCGGCTCTTTTTATTTGCGTAAATACTGAATGGAAGAGGAATATGCGTGCGATTATTTAATAAAAGTGACGCTCTTATCCCAAAAGTAGATGCTTTCGATTGTTTTCATTGCAAAAATCGTTCTAAAGGGAAATGGTGCGGACGATGTAACGCACAACCGATAAGAGGTACATACTGGGATGAGCATGGGTATGCATGCAAACCAACGGCTAGAATTAAAAAATTATCTAGGAGAGTGAGACACGTGGATGAAACAGTAGAATTTGTAGATTTCGCATTAAATAATTGGAGAGAAAAAAGAGACGCGGCATTTAATGCACACAATCTCAATCGGGATGAAGTGTATGCTACCGGAGATTTTGATAGTTTACCTACTGAGTGTCTGGTAGCTATGTGTTACGTAGATGCATACGCATGTGTACAGGCGAAAATCCGTAGCAAAACTGAATGAATCAGGTGTTAATCTTAATTCATAGAAGTCTGCAATGAAAGGAGGAAACGCCTTGGGTGTAAGACAAATAATCATTGACTGGCTTGCAGCAGGACGAACAAAGAATGAGCCGGATAGACAGACTGAAGCTTACTCGCAAGCATGGGGTTACTTAAACCGAAACGGAAATAATCAACCAGCAGTTAAGCGAACGCCAGCAAATCTGAGGTTGCTGAGCGAATCACCGATACCACGCCGTGCAATCAATGTAATTAAGGATGGGATTACTAAACTTAATTGGTCTGTGGCTGCTATTGATGAGAATGATAATGAAAAGTACAGAGAAATATGTAAACTTATAGAACGATCCTTGCTTAAACCGAATTCAGGAGACTCATTCCGATCATGGCTGGAGCAAACTGTTGAAGATATGTTGGTGTGTAGTGCTGGAAGTTCAGAGATACTAAAGGCGGGAGATCCACTCCGACCTTTTCGAATGTATCCAGTGGACACATTCTCCATTGATCTATATCCGCAATGGGATGGAAAACCCGACTCGTATCGATTTGCTCAGCGGATTAACGGACAATATGTTCACCTTACTGCTTCTGAAATGATGTACATTCGTATGAACCCAAGAACAAGCACACCATTTGGGCTTTCACCGTTAGAAACCGTATGGGAATCAGCGGAGAACTTTGTTTCATCTCATAAAACAGCTGGTAATCAGACGAAAAACACCATTCTCAACAAAATACTCAACCTTGGTACAGGTAAAGACGGAAACAGTATTGATGCGAAAGCATTTCGAACGTATTGGAATGCAGAGGTCCAGGGAAAAGGCATCATACCTATAATTAGTGGTTTTAATCCATCTGTCTTAAACTTGGGTGCGACTGATGATAAATCTTTGTTCCTTGAGTGGCAACGGTTCTTGATTGAGATAATAGCCATTTCATTTGGCGTATCGCCTAAAAAGCTAGGCCAAACAAAGGATGTTAACCGTACCACAGCGGATAGTGAAGATGAAGATACAAACTCCACGGTTCAAAATATAGCTGAAAACATTGTTGAACATATTAACAACCATATCATTGATGGTATCTTCAAAATGGGTGGTGTACTCGAATTTAAGTTCTTGTATGCAACGTCACTGAAGGACCTTAAGACTCAAGCGGACATTGATGCTATCTATCTTGATCGAAGAGTAGATACCCCAGATGAAGTAAGAGACAAGCGAGGGAAGAAAGCACTCCCTAATCAGCACGGCGAGGTGTTATTGCAGCCGAGTAAACTGGAAGTTATTGATATCAACTCAACACAGGAAGAACTCGCAGCTACGAAAGATCCGCCGCTAGAACCTCCAGAAGCCAAAGCTAATATAGAAGACCCAAACACCGAGGAAACGTAACGGTGTTTTTATTTTGCCCTGAGAGGAGGTGAGAATCAAAGATGCTTAAGACATTGAAGCTAAGCAATCAAACAATGCGCGTTCAGGACTTTAAGCTATCCGATGCTGGAGCGCACCCTAACAAAATCCCATTCAAATGCGCGTTGTTCGCTGTTGACCAGCCAAGTGATGGTTCGCCTTCAGGGGCTGGAGGAAAGAAGATTCGAATTTCTTCTGAGGTGTGTGATCAGTGCTTGCATACCTTCGTAGGAATGGCACTGAACATCGACTACGCAAATGGTATGGCCGACCACGATCCTCGCTTTAAGGTAGCTGTGATCGAGAAGGCATACCGTTCCTTGGATGGTTACGCATGGATAGACGGGTACATTTACGCCAAAGACTTCCCAGATGTAGTAGCTACCATTCGTTATTACAATGGTCTTGCTGCTGAACATAACTGGAGCGAGTATCAATTCGGTGCATCGCTTGAAATGGAAGCGTCTGTGATGGGCGCTACTGATAGGGATGATGTGCTGGATGTTACTGATTTTTGCGGAACGGGAGCAGCAATCTTGTTCGCTGAAGCAGCCGCATATAGAACAACCAGTTTCGCGGCTAAAAATAACAAACTTAAAGAGGGGGTTGTCAACGACATGACACCAGAACAAATCAAATCCATGGAAGATGGAATAAAGTTGTTGCAAGAGAGTATGACATCAATCACCGCCAGCGTTCAAAGCGTTGTAACTGAGGTTGGAACTATCAAAAGTGACCTTACGAGCATGAAAGCTGCCAATGCAGAGGCTGAGCAAAAGACAGCTGAAGAGCAGGCGGCGGCAGATCTTAAGGCGGCAAACGATAAGGCGACAGCGCTTGAAAAGGAGTTGGCTGATCTGAAAGCTGGCAAGATAACAACGACACCGCCAGAACCCGAACGAAAAACTGTCGCTGCTACCAATCTTCTTTCGAAATACGGGAAAACAGAAGAGTCGGACGCGACAGATTACAAGACATTCTGTGCTTCGGTCGATGCTCTGAACCTTCCCTCATCTGAATCCATGAAACTTAAATTCCAAGCCAAAGCTCGATTTGAAAAGGAGAGTGTATAAATAATGAATAGCCGTGTAGGACAGGCAGTTTCAATTGATGTAGCAGCAGCAGCGCAGTTTCAGGGTCCAGGCGCGATAATCGTAGACGATTTTCAACGCGAAATCACAGATGCTCTTCGTCGTACATCTGTACTTGATGGCCGCATGCAATATGTTCCGGCTACTGGTGACATTTCGACTTACTATGAACAAAATACAATAAATGGTGGTGCTTCAGTTGATCCTAGAAGCCCTTCAGCGACTGCTACCAGCAATCCTCGAACTCCGCATGGTTTGAAGATTAAGGCAATCACGAACCAAGTTAATTTTGGACACTACGATGTTATTCTTGGACAACAGCAAGCCAACTTTCCTGAGCTGAAGGCGAAAGATCTTAATGATATGCTCAACGGTGTTGCCTTGCATCATGGGAAAACTTTGTGGAGAGGCACAGACACATCCCTCGCGGTTCCTACAACACTCCAATATATGGGTCTGCCTAAGCAAATCACTAACACATTCACCGTTGGTGCTGCTGGGTCAATTGTTTCGGCAATACGTGCTAAAGTCGCTGCAATGATTGCTAGTGAGCTTTACGAACTGTTACCATCGGCCATCTATATTCACCCAATCGCACATCATTACTTGGAAGAAGAAGAGCGTCTTGCTGGCAACAACAACACACAAATCAGTAATCTGAAAAAGACTACTGTTGCTGGTCTGGAAGTATTGGCTGTGATGACCGCTGCTGGCCTATTGCCTATTATCCCAGAACCATTCATGCCATCTGCTGTTAACGAAACGACATCAGCAAACACGGATTATGGTATCGCAATCGTGACTGAATCAATGATTGAATATCACTATGTAGGCGAAAAGGGTATCTACCTCTTCCAGATGGGAACTGTTACCGATCTTCAAGAAAAGTATGTTGCCATTAAATACGGCGCGCCTGTTGCTAAGGGTCCTGGTTATGCTCATGCCTATGGCACTATTGAACGTCCTACAATCACTGCAGTAGCTTAGAAATCATTGAATGCAGGGCGGCGTGAGTCGCTCTGCATATAAAAGGAGGCGAGTAGAAGTGACAAAAAAGAAGGAAGATCCATCATCTGATGAACAAAGCGAATCGGTGAAGGTAAGCGATGATACAGCTCTAAATGAAAACAAAAGTGATCCAGACGCAGCCGGAACATCAAAACCAAGCGAAGTTCAGACGGGAATTTCCCTCAAATCTATAGTATTGAAGGGTACGCTCAGCCAGAAAACAGGTCCTCACACCCTCTTTATCGGTTCTAGAATTGTTAATTTTAAAGATGGTGAGGCCAAAGTTCAGGAAGACTTGGCTGAGGAACTCGAAAATGGCGGTTATATTGAATGAGCCAATATCTAACTGTAGAAGACACCGACTACGTACCCGCAGGAGTGGTTCTGACCCTCCCGTTAATCATTAGGGCTTCCGCTATTATTGACGGGCACTGTAAGCGTGAGATCGGCGTTAAGAGCTACACTGAGCGCATACCATTGACCAATCAACGAGGGCATTTATCCTATTACCCTGTAAAGGAAATTACAGAGGTTAATGGCAGAGCAGCATACGGCATAACCGGTGATAACTTCTTTGGTGCTCCAGGCTTCGTTACTGCTGACCTCACTACCTTGGATGTGGACAGGGAGATAGGCACTGTAATGTGCGGCGGTTCACCATTCGGAATGCCGTATGCAGAGTTGGAAGTTACTTATACCAGTGGTTGGGACCCAATACCGGACAAGGTAAAAGTTGCTTGCGGATTGATCATTGCTCAGTTATCTGCCAATTCAAATACAAACGTTAAGTTGAAAAAAGATGTTGACTCCACAATCGAATACTTCGGGAATAATATGATCACTCCAGAGATAGCGGATTTGCTGTCAGAGTATCAGTATTGTTCCTTCAGGTAGGTGAGTGTATGTTTCATGATTTCTCGCACCGACACACTCCTTGTACAGTGAACGGACTGCCGGAAGCGGTAATACTGTCTCGTGGATCAAGCGGATCTTCTCAATTTGGTAGAGAATCAGACTATATTGGTCGTTTTGCTCCTGAATCGTCAGTTGTGTCAGGAGCATTGATAGAAACAGGAGAAACATTCCTTGTCTGTTCACAACGACCAACGCCAGAACGCGATAAATATTGCGGGATGGTAAAGACGAATATGATTGTCAAAATTCAGCGGTATAGTCAGAAATATGATGGGAATTACAATCCTATCGGCGACCCTGACTTTCTGGACATTGAAACGGAAGTATATTCATTTGTCCGTTATGTCACAGGAGATTTAAGACAAGAAGATCCTGGACTATTGCCGACTTCAACGCATCTAGTTCGTTTGCAAAATACGGTTGACGTTCGTCGTCCCAATGATCCCAAATTACTCGGACCAGATCGCATTATATTGAATGGACGCCCATATCAGGTGGATGATATCAACGATATTCAATTTCCTGGGCTTTACCAGATTCAGTTATCGGAGGATATGCGATGATTGCCGGATACGATACTTTAAGAGCTGCTAAGGATCTAGAGAACAAGCTAGCTATTGAAATTACTGGACTTACTAAACTGATTTTACTCACTGCTAAGGGTGGCATACGCTACTATCCAGCAGTACGAGATAAACTTCAAATGGAAATGTTAGTACTAGCAAACCAGATGATATCAGGAGACATTACAGCGGATTACTGGCAAGCTTGGCTTGAACAGTTCGGTAAAGGTTCTTTGATGGCTGATGCTTCTCAAAACCCCGGACTAGTCACCTACATGAATAGTGACGCTTGGAACCGACTGAGGTCGCGGAGTAGCAAGGTTGTCGTAGGACGTGGACAAGGGAACTATAGAAGCATTGATGGTACCATGCGTTTCTCTGGTGGCGGTTATGCTGGTGTGGACTTGGAGGAATTGGCTGAGCGTGGGGATATTGATCCGAAGTTCAAGCCCACGCCTCCGACATACTTTCTGCGGATCGCTATTCAATCCAATCGAAACCGAATCCTTCAGGGCATTGGGGAGGTAATAGAAAACTTCCCATATCATCGGTATTTCTTGGAGGTGAAAGATTGAGTCTACAACTGATTGACGCTATCCAGAACACACACACAGCAGATGGCGAGTTTATGGCGCTGTTGAAGCTTACTCTCTCGCCTACCCCCGAAGAAGTAGTCAAGCGCTTTTCCAAGGGCGTAGAACCCGAGATTACAATCATGAAAGAGACTGTGCCACATTTATGTCAATACATCATGCCAGGGCAGTTCGCCTCCCAAAACCACCTAGTGTTTCAAGGGAAGTTCTGCATCGACTTTTACGGCAAGACAGGGTATGAGGCGAAACTACTATTTGAGCGGTCGTTCAAACTCCTTCACGATGAGAAGATCGTTCAACCGGGGTTTCATTCCTTCCTTTGTGTACTTGCCTATGACGGTGATTTTGCAACAGGAATCAGCGGTGTTAAAGGTTATAAAGGTATATACGATATCGACTATATCCGCATGAATTAGGGAGCGATCATGAACAAAGGGACTGTTAAGCTATTACATGAGGTAGTGCACACAGAGCAGGAACAGGTGAAGTAATCGGCAAGGCTTGGAAAAGAGTCCTTCAAGAATTGAGGTGAGTAACTTGACCGTACAAAATAAATTAAAGAAAGAACCATCAGAATTGGAAGCACTAGTGAAGGAAAAAGTAACGCTGGCAAGTAAGTTGGGTTTGATGGGTGAGGGTGCACAACCGATTGAAGTTTATGAAGAAACAGAAGAGTACAAGCGTATCAACGAAATAGATTTGCGTTTATGGGAACTGGTCAAATAATCTGACTGGTTCTTTTTTTATGACATAAGGAGGCTAAATTAATCATGAGACCATTAGTTTTTGATGGTGTGGGTACGGTTTCCGTTTATCAAACGGATGGAACATTGAAATACTTGGATGATAAAATTTCTAAAGTATCACTTCAACTTCAACTGGATTGGCAGAAGGTTATGGGTGGCGAATCGGGGTATGCTTTCCATTACACAGCACAGGATTTGGCGGATAAGGCTAGTATCGAAATACCGCGGTTCTCTACGATTCTGGCTGAAATCTCTCAAGGCGCTGAAACTGAACGCGGAACTGTAAAATTCAATGAAACAGAAACGGGTGTTTTAGTCGCTACTGATGGATACACAGTTAAAGCACCTGCAAAATACGGCGGGGCATTTGTTGTGGATAGTGATAAAGTGTTTTTGAAGGATGAGGACACTGGAGAACTAGTGCCCTTAACACGAGCTGCAACAGCCCCAACTGCAAACCAATACTCTATTACTGCAGCTGGAAAAATTACAACTGATGTCACAAACAACGGAAAAGTTGTAGTTGTTACATTTGCATGGACAAAAGAGGACTCCACGAAGAGCAAGTTGAGCGGCAAACGCCGACCGAAGCCTTTTAAATTGGTTCATCGCTTTGAACTTATCGATGATGCAAGCGGGAATCCCGTACCCTGTCAGTTAACAATTTGGAAAGCTCTTGGCGGTGGTACACTGGACGTTTCCCAGGAACGTAAAAAGCCGACATCCAATACTATGACGCTTGAAATCATGGAACCAGACATTTCAGCGGATAACCCAGATGGTGTTGCAGTAGAATTGATCTTTGGTATTTAATCTTAATATCATTTTAAAATTGAATCCCTCGCCCTATAGGTGAGGGATTTTCATTAATAGGAGGAATACTCATGGATCGTCAAATTGATGAAACGCTTAATATTGGTTCAGAAGTACGATTAGCTGAAGATATTATTAAAAATGTCCGAATCGGAAGTATTGGGTTGATTCGTAATGTACGACAAGTAATGAAGATAGCACCGTACAAGTTTTCTACTTCAATCGGACGAGATAAATGGCCAGCGACAGAAGATCGTAATGAGGTTGATTGGCCTGCCATTGAAGATGCTTATCGCGAGGCTTTTAATCTTGTTTTGGTAGACGGTCTATCTGAGGATGAATACGAGCGAGTAGATGATAAAGGCATCAAGGAGTTGGATACTCTCCTAGATCGATTTCTATAATGAGTCCTTTCCTCCAGATCCTGATGCAGAGGATGAAGAGGAAAACGACGAAGTTGAAGAGGAAGAAAAAGAAACTAATTGGCTTGATTTATGGGCTTTGTGCGTAAGTAATGGGATATCAGATAGCGAATGGATTAACATGACGATCCCAAAAATTCGCGCACTTATGAAAGCAAAGAATAAAAATAGAGAATTCGAAGTCATTCTGCACGGTGGGGAAGTCGGAATCAAAAAGCCGAAGCAGGCCAAATACCTTTCAGACCTAGGGTTCTTTCCAAAAAAATAAACAAAAGACCTCCGTTTATCAAGCGGCAGGTCTTTTTTTCTGTATATATGGCATGTCACTAGTTCAGGAAAAATTTCCTGACCACCAATAAGGGGTGAAAATACATTGACAGATATGAATAAGGATGTTGTTGGGGCGAAGCTTAGTCTAGATACTTCGAAGATGCTCCCAGCCTTTCAGGCCATTGACCGAGGTGCAAAAGGCAACGCCGAGACATTCAAGGTATTGAATTCAGAGATTACCGTTACCACTAAAAATTACTCTGCTTTAGCAGCGGCAGCCGACAAAATGGCTCTAACTTCGGAAGAACGCCGAAAAAAAATCATGTCCGAGTCAGAGGCATTGATTAAACAGCGCACGGCACAAGCTGAATTGCTCAATACTAAGAAAAATCAACTTGACCAAGCGAATCAGATCGTAAATGCAAAGCTTGCTGCTCAGGAAGCAATCATTAAGAAGAGATATGATGCAATTGAACATCAAGAGCTTGAACATCAAAAGCGGATGGAAATTCTTCAGAATAAAGCGTATGCCAGCGCTATTAAGGTAACAACGACAAGCGGCTCCAACACATCCGATAGAACAAGAGAACGGGTTTTAATGGAAGAACAATCTATTCGCCAAAAACTCATGCAGCTAGCAGAGAGAGAAGGACAACAGGCGAAACAACAGGCAACAGAATATGAGCAGTTTTGGATTAAGGCCCTTAGAACTCGGGAAATCAAAGCAGAACAGATGCGCGAAAAAGTGTTACAAGAAGAGCAGAAGATTCGTCGTGCAATGGAACAAACTGCAAAGCAATCGAGCGCAACGCCTAGTTCGATTTTTGACACTTCTGGAGAAATGAGCGCTGCATCATCCGGGTGGGCATCAAGATTGCAACAAATGGCAGCACATGCCGTTGTCTTTAACACAGTTTATCGGGGTATCCACGAAGTTCAGGCGGCCATGAAAGTGGGTTTAGTAGATATTGAATCCAATATGGCCGGATACGTTCAAACAAATGAAAAGTACTTCCTTGAACATAAAAATGGTACTGAAGAAATGGTTATGAATACTCAAATCCTCAACGAAGAAACTACTAAATTCCTCCATACTGCTCATAGCCTTGGCTCAGAGATTACCGATGTAACCGAATCAGCACGCCTATGGGGACGGATGTACAAGGATGCTGCTGTTGTTCAGGAAATGGTGCGAAAGTCCACCATGCTATCTACAGTAGATATGGTTAGCCTTGAAGATGCTACAAAAAGTATGGAGTCTACCTTAGCGCAATACGGAGTGCAGATTAATAATGCTAATGATGCAATGGTATTAGGTGGGCGCATATTGGATTCCTGGTCTAAGGTAGCACATGATACCATGGCACCAGCGAAAGACCTCGGGGCAGCATACGAACGTACGGGTAAGATTGCAGCTGAGACAGGCGTTTCATTTGATGTTATGAATGGACTGATATCATCCGGTGTTAGAAACACAGCTCTTTCGGGTGAAAACCTCGGGAACATGTGGAAGACAGTCCTTGGTACTATCCGAACAGATAAAGCGGTGGCTGAAATTGAAAACTTAGGCGTTGCAACTAAAGAAGTAGTTGAAGGGAAAGAGCAATGGCGTAGAGCAGATGATATCTTACTGGATCTCTCTACTAAAGTCATTGATAAGAATTATGACCTAACTCAGTCTTATGCGGATATTTCACGCGGGGTATATCAATACGCAAAATTAGCAGCATCCCTTAATGCGGGAGATATTTTACTTGGTACTGCCGCGTCCATCGGATCTACTGGGTCAACACTGGAATACCTCAAGGTGCAAATGGATACAATCTCACGGAAAGCAGCTCAAACCAAAACATCACTACTAGAGATATTCAATCAAGCGGGAGATGATGGTTTACGTTCAGCCATTAAGAATTCGTTAGATGTAATTGATCAATTGTTAATTGGACTTACTAAGATTCCTAAGGGAGCGGTTGGGGCTACTGCTTCTATTGCAGGACTGATTGGCTTATACAAGCTAATGTCACCGTTACTGACTCAGTGGAGAACGGCGCAGGTCGCCTTGAGTACAGCCATTGCTACACACACGACACTTCAAACGGCAGCCACAGCAGAGATGGTAGCTTTCACAGCAGCAGCCAGAGCGGCCATGTTGACAACAGCGGCATGGACAGCTGGGATCACTCTCATTGTTGGGGCTATTGCTTTATTCATCTTTCAAAGTGGTAAAGCGGAGAAAGCGACCAGAGAGCATGCCCAGGCAATGAAGGACCAAGATTCTGCCAGCCAGCAAATCATTAGCCAATATGAACGTCAAATTGAATTACTTCCTAAATTGGTTAACGCTCATAAGTCTTTAGAACAATCCATGAATTCTGGAAATATGTCAGCTGAGAAGCAATCAACAGTAAAAAAACAATTGGATGATGTTTCTAAAGCTCTGATCATTACGCTTGGAGAAGAGGGGGCTAAACAATTAGAAGCCGCCAATTACACAGACGAAGCTGTTAAAATCCAAGTTAACGCACTAAATCAACTGATCACAAAACAGAATGAAGCTAGAAAGAATGTATTGCTCGATAGTAAATCATCTTTGGAAGGGCAACTAGTAGAAAATTCTGAAAAACTATCTAATGCCCGAGAAAAACTTAGTAAAGCAGAAGAAAAGCTTACTCGTCTCCGCGAGGATGGAGTTGGGGTATCTTTTAAAGTAACTAATGCTGAAAAGGATGCTCAAACAAAGGTTGAGGAACTAACAACTGCTCATAACAAATTGCAAGAATCTTTAGCGGATACTAACGTACAATTGGGTCAATTAACGGTAGATGGTCTTGATCAACTCGCTGGAAAGGCTGGTGTATCTTCTGAAAGTCTTAATGACATGGGGGCAGTACTTGCAGACCTCCGAGAACAGATAGATGGAAACGGGACGGCTATCAGTGAAATGAATAGCATTTTGAATGAACTTTCAGGTGAGCAATCTTTAAATGCTTCTGCTGCTGCCGAATTGATTTTGAAATATCCACAATTAGCAACTGAGATATACAAGACAGCAGATGGATGGGAGTTTGAAAAGGGAGCGCTTGAAAAATTAAGAAAAGAGAAAGTTGCTAAAGCGATTAGTGATCTAGAAGCTGAAAAGACATCTGCTTTTAATACTAAAATGGCAACTGAGGATAGACTTGCCGCCTACGGTATAGAAGCCGCAGCAATCAAGAGTCTTGCTGATCTGAAAGCTAAAGTGAACGGTTCTAAGGTAATCACAGCAGATAATGTAACCACAACAGGCGATGACTTAAAGTACTTTAAGTCGCAGTTCAAACAACAAGGAATGGATCAGGCAAAGGCTGAAAGTGAATTAGACGGATTGTTTGCTGAATACGATGCTGAGGCGAAATCTTATGATGAAAAAATAAAAGCTTTAGGTGCTCTTTATAAAGATCCTGATTTTGGAGTAAGTTCAACCAAGGACAGTAAGAAAAGTAAAAGTAAAAGTGCTGCTGATAAGTCTGCTGAAAAAGCAGCAAAGGATGCAGCAGCGGCTAGGAAAGAAGCGTATCAGAATGATCTTGATAATTTTAAGTATGTTGCGGAACGACAAAATTGGACCATAGACCAACAAGTATCTGGATATGAAAAATTAAAGAAACGACATGCCCAGTACTTATCTGAGGATAAAGATGCGCTAAAGCAATGGGGCAGAGATGTCGTAGCTTTAAGTGATGCAAGGTACACCGAAGATGTGGCTAACTTAGAAAAGAAGACTGAGCGTATGCGGCAGGCTAACCTTCAAGAAATCGAAATGATTAAGGCTTCACTTGATTTTTACACCAAGGAGCAAAATAAGACCTATCTGACTACGGAACAAAAGGCTGAGGCACAGAAACAAGTCTATGATTTGACAAAGCAATACAACGAACTGCGTTATACCAACTCCACAAACTGGATTGATAAAGAATCCACAATGATGGAGATGACCGGGAAGAAAAAAGCTGAGATTGTGCAAATGGAACTGGATGCATATAAACGCATGTCCCTAGATAAATCTCGAACCACAGAACAAAACTTCGAATTAGAGAAAAAAATCCATGAGAAGAAAAAGAATTTGATCGAAGAAGAATTTTCGCAATTTCAGAAAAATGTAAACCACAAGAAAAACATCGGGGAATTAACTGCAAAAGAGGAATTGAATGAGTGGATTAAAATTCAGAGTATGTATAGAGAAGGAACTGATCAGCGAATGGAAGCGGATGAGCAAGTATACTCCCTTCGCAAGAAACTCATAGAAGAGGAAACGAAGATTGTAGATGAACTTGGAAAAAACTATAAGAAAAAGTTAGAGGATTCTAAAAACGCAGCCGTTAAGGCAATAGAAGCAGAGCGCGATGCTTATATTGCTGCAAAGGACGCAGAGATCAAGGCTATTGATGATTTACTAAGCAAACAACAGGAATTAAATGAAGATCAGGATTACGAGAGTGCGCTGGCAGAGAAACAAGCTAGACTAGCTCTACTTGCTTCAGCTGTAGGACCTGACGGAATCGCAGAACGAAAACAGGTTCAAAAAGACATTGAGAAGCTACAACTTGATCATGAGCGCACCTTGGCAAAAAGAAGTCTGGAAGAACAAAAGCAAGCTTTACAGGATGAAAAGGATGCAAAAAAAGAATCTTTTGACAAGGATATCCAAGCTACCAAAACGCATTACGATGAATTGCTTCAAGCGTTAGAGAGCTTTTCATCTGACACCGCCAACCGTTCGGAGATCATGAAAAACATTCAAGTTTTAAAGGAAGCTGAGAAGAATGCTGAGATTTTAGCGCAATTAGATCAGTTCATCTCAGACTACCAACTTAAGATGAGTGCAATTACTGCTTTAACGCCAACTGTAGGTGGCTCTTTATCTTCCATTACAACAACGACTACATCTAAGAAGGATTTGGATTTAATCGAGTACAATTCTAACAAGGATGCATGGGATGCGGCAAAAGCGGCTGGTAAAAAATCAGAAATGGAGCGTTTAGCGGCAAGAAATGAGGAGTTGCGTAATAAATACGGCATTGATAAAGACACTGGAAAACTTCAAAGCTTTTCCGAAGGCGGTAAAGTTAAGGGACCGCGTGGAGCAGCCACATTGATTGAAGCACATGCAAGTGAAATTGTAATGAATGAGCGACAACAGGACAACTTACTCAAACTGATGAACTTTAGAGTGCCATCATTCAGCTTCGCAATGCCTAGCACATCAGCATCAAATTCTTTTGGCGGAACAAATCCGCAGCATATCAGTAATACTTACGCGATAACTACAGGAGATACTTATATTGAAGATGCGTCTACCGCGCGTGTATATTGGAATGAAAAGGAAGACTTAGTGCGGAGATGGCAAACATCGGGGGTGAAGTAAATGGTTGAGGCTACAGCGGACGGAGTGTCCTTTCGGTCTATTGGGCTTGGACTGGTAAAACATAACATTCCGGTTCTTCCCTCAACTGAGGAATACAGCATAAAAATAGCTGGAGCAGATGGAGAAACGGATTTTGGATCAAATTATGGCCCTAGAACATTCGATCTCGAATGTGTGCTTATGGCTGATGATCCAACACTAGACTATCACCGGAGAGTCGCCTTAATGGCGGCTCTTTTTAATGTCAAAAAAGGCGATATTCCATTTACCTTTTCAGATTTGCCGAACAAACGGTACATGGGTCGGTATGCCGGGACAATGTCGATAGATAAGATCATATTTGACGGTAATGTCACGATCCCGATCAAAATGCATAATCCTTGGCCGGAATCATTGCAAGATACGGAGTTGCGCGAATATGGCGAAGGGCTTTCCTTCGGAGAGGGTTATTTTTATATCTCGGATTCGTCATTTTCTATCACGACAAGCGGTCAATCTTTTGCCGTCATGAACGAAGGATCTGAAGTTGGGTATCCATTAATTCGCATCACAGGTTCTTTTACTAACCTTTCCTTAACTGATGGTTCACAGACAATTACTTTCTCAGGAAGCACCGGTTCTAATGATGTACTGGAGATAAACTGTGATCCGAAGAAATGTACTGTCCGACTTAATGGTATTAATGCGTATTCCAGAAGCAATGGGGTGTTTTTTGAGTTCGAGCCAGGAGAGGCAGAAATAACAGCTATTGCAACGAATCCTAATTTCATCATTGAGTTCATTTATCGTTACAAATACCTATATTAAGAAAGGAGTGCGGTTATGGCCTTTGCACGCCGTATCATAGGCAAGACTCTGGACTTGCTCAATCTGCAACGACACAACGACAATTATGCAGAAATTGAAACTGACCTTACGAATCACGAATCCAGAATAACAGGGGCACAGAGTGATATAACAACGCATAAAGCCTCAGAAAAGGCGCATCCAGCGGAACACGTGACTTATTCAGGGGCGGTTGTTGGAGCAACGAATATCAAAGAAGGATTAGACAATGTAAAGGACACTCTCGATAACGTAATTATCGGAGGTGGAGACGGCACTCAGGCAGCTGCTGCGGCAGTCAGTGTATCAGGTACGACTTATACAACATTGAAACAGCGCGTTGATACAGAGTATCTGGAAACAGATGTGAAGTTCACTGTGGTTAGTGAACAGTTGGCGGAAACTGCGGAGCAGGTCGGGGTACTTGGTGTGACCAAAGCGGAACAGTCCGATTTAGATACGACTAACAATACCGTAGAAATCATTCAATCCACAATGATGGAAAAGACTACTACTGACATTTCAGTTTCACAAATTAACAAGAACCTTGGAAAGTTTGATCAGACTTACATGACGGAGGAGTTTCTTCAACAAATCGTGGGAAACACGTCGATCAATGCAGTTCCGGCAGATGCAAGCTTAGGAAAAGAGAAGTTTACCTTTCGCGTTCTTGAGGGGGAAGCCTCTAAAAATATCTTTAACGCCGACACCATTACGCTTCAACGTTACGTTAACTCCACCGGGGGCCTGACGTTCAACACAAGCTATAGTACCAGCGATTATATTCCGGTACTCCCTAACACAACGTATGTCACGAATCACTTCTTTTCCGGGGCTTATTACGATTCAGCGAAAGTATTCATCTCTACTATCGCTGCTGCGAAGTTCACCACTCCGGCAAATGCGGACTCTATCCGATTCACAGTGCCTAACGGTAATGTGGCTCAAACGCAGCTAGAAATCGGGTCTGTTTCCACACGGTATATGTCGCATAAAAATACGGTACGGAAGGATACGATACCGACAATTACCAATGATTTGATCGGAAAGGGAGAAATTCAAGCAGATAAGCTTGCCTTCCAAACCATCGTGGCTGTCCCGTCTAAAAATAGATTTGACAAAACAACAGTTACAACAAGCCGATATATCACTGATGCTGGCGCTCTCGTATTTAGCGGTGGCTATAACGTAACAGACTATATACCTGTCACAGTCCAACCATACGCGCTCAATCAGTTGAGTTTTGGTAATGTTATTTGCTACGATGCGAGCAAAACTTATCTCGGCTATGTTTCCAGGAGCAGCAGCGTCTTTACTCCTCTTCCTGGCACCGCCTTTATACGGTTTACCGTTACCGATGCCGACTTGAATACTACTCAGATTGAAGCTGGGTCAATCGTTACTGCTTATGAGAGTTTTGGCAATAAGGTATCAGCAGACTTGATTACTGGGCTGAACATACCCAAAGTACCTACGGTCATCAGAGTTACAGTAGCGACCAGCGGCGGCGATTTCACTTCTGCGAGTGCGGCGCTAGCATCGATTACTGACGCTAGCGAGACGAAGCGTTATGAGATATTCGTTAAAATCGGGACTTACATCGACACATTTCGGACTAAACACTATGTCGATATTATCGGAGAGGACAAATACCAAACTATTATTGATTACACGGGTACGGTTGAAACATGGAATGCAACATCAACAGTCTTTGCGGAATCTCAGTGCACTATTAAAAACCTTACTCTGATCGGAACCGACACTAAGTATCCTCTACACATTGATAAAGCGACAGGTAAATGGACTTGCGTAATTGAAAACGTAAGAATGATACACAAAGGTTCTTTAACTGACGCAACAAAAGCGGGCACTCCTCTAGGAGTTGGTTTATATCCTTATCAATATTTGATTGTGAAAAACTGTGAGATGATTGATAGAAGTGGAGCCTTTGGGTCAAGTGGAGTCTATTTTCATAATCAATATGATTCAATTGGTACAGGATACCGGAGTATCCGTATTGAGGAATGTAGAATATCGGGGGTTACTTATGGAATTAGACCAAATGACGTAGAAGGTATTTCACAACAGAATAATGATGCCTATATTATCAACAATGACATTACGGCAACCCACCAAGAGTACTACTACCCTGAGAACAGCCCGGCGTGGCATTTGTTTAAGAGGGGCAATGAATACACACGAGGCTGATTATTGTGTTCGCAAGCGAATGTATTTTGCGATAGTCTCTCTGAAAAACTAATGCTGTCATTGTGAAGTTTTTCTTTATTTACCCAATTACCTATTTTATGATAAGGTTGAACTATTTATATAGATAAATATCATAAATCGGGGGATTTGAATGAAAAGGAAAAACAAGCATGCATTAGCAATATCTACGTATCGTCTAGGGAATTGGAATTACTACAATGTAAAGCTGCCTATAATTAAGCAATTAATAATGATTGTATATAGGCTGCTCGACTTTGTCTTTATAAAATGGATTGGCGGAGGTCTTATTCCTTATGCAGCTAAAATTGGTGATAATTTAATCCTTCCTCATGGTGTTATGGGCATAGTGATCCACCCCAAAACGATAATAGGAGAGGGGGCTGTAATTTTTCATCAGGTTACGATAGGAATAGACGAACATTCTGGTAGTACAGACGCACCAAGAATAGGGAAAAATGTATATATTGGATCAGGTGCAAAAATCATTGGAGACATAGTTGTAGGAAATAATGTGCGTATAGGTGCTAACGCAGTGGTAATAAATGATATTCCTGATGATTGTACAGCCGTAGGAATACCTGCAAGAGTAATTAAACCGAAAGGTTAAGATCAAAAAAAGTTGCGAGGCGATTACCGCTGCAACTTTTTTTCTTTGAGAATAGTAAAGTCAATGAGCGCAAACAATGTCCAAATCCAAGGGAACCAAATTGCAGAAATAACGGTGTAGTGGATCATTGCGACTATAAATGAAAACAGAAACAAATAACGCTTATTTCCATTTATTCGAAAAATTCTCACAAGGTAAATTCCAAACACCAGTAACGAAAGTGTAATACCTAATAGTCCATAACTTATAGCGGTATCCAAATATAAACTGGTAGAACCAGTCCCAATAACAGAGGACATGTAACCAGGCCCCCAACCAAGCATAGGTTTTTGTTGAATCAAATCAAAAGCTAAATCCCACCGGGTAAGACGAGATTGCGAAGACATTATATCATTTGAAAATGTTGCCTTTTTTATGATGTTTTCGAAGAAATTTCCTTTCCACGGTTTTGTTAGAAAAAGGATTAATACTGATATCGCAATAAGAAAGTGACTGTAAATAATTGTAGTCATTTTAAACTTTACTAACTCTTTATGTATTCTTTTATCGAAGAAAAGATAAATAAATACACATATGAATAACGATATAAATAACTCTATAAATCCTATCGCACTAAAAGTAAAGAGTAAGGCTAAAAGAACTGAAAAGGTATAAAAAACTGCCTTCTTTTTGTTTTTCATGTGAACCTTAAAAAAATAAATCAAGAACGGAGTGAACATTAATAAATACATTGCAGCAGGCCCAGATTCCTCCATAGTTCCTCTAGCTCTATAGAAAAAAGAACCGCCAAAATTATATGTGTGCATGTACTCTTTGACTGTTGCCCTATAAATAACGGAGTCCAGATTAAACGAGAAAAAGTTCTTAGAAATGAACTCTATCAAGATAATAAATACGACGAGAAGGACTCCTTTTGACAGATATGAAAACACGTCCCTTTCTTCTAGATTCGAGTTTGCCAAACCGATAGATATTGTAACGTGGTAGATTATTATTACAATGATATACGCTGCCGCGTGGTTTATCGCAGTAGACATACTTCCTTGGCTGTAGAGTAGCCCGAATACGTATAAAATGCATATTAAGGAGTAAATAAACTTTATAGTAGATGGTATTGGAATTATAATTTTATTCTTCAGCAACAAAAAAAATATTCCTACAAGAACACATCCAGAAATCAACAAAGGCAAGGGGGTTATTGGCGTAAGTGCAAGCGCACTTACAAATCCTAAGAATAAGAAATACAATTTAATAAACATTTTTATGCTCCCTACTTTATGTATTGTTACCTTACAATATGGTGCTTATTAGTATAATTTGTCAACATGAAAAAACATTATTACCTATTTCTCTTATGAGAATAATAGCGAAGATATAATGAATAGACGGACCATACTACGCATTACTGAACAACCAAAAATGTACATAAAAAAGAGCTGCGGGATTATTCTGAAGGCTCTTTTTTTGAATTCAATGATGTCTGATAATTCGCAGTCCAATTCTATGCATATCTAAGGAAATTTTTCCTGAGCAAAGGATGATGATATTGAACAAATTAGAAGTACTAGATAAGAACTTCGTTCCGACAGGCAAACTAGTTAGTTCCTATGAAGAAACTCGCAAACGCCGGATTAACTCGGATTATGAAATCTCTTTCTTGGTTCCTATGATCTCGGAAGATTATAGAGAAAAGATTCAACTCAAAGGCCACGTTCGAGATGAACGTGGCCAATTTTATGTAATTCAAAGTCGGTCTAGAATTCGAGATGGACGAAAGCTAACAGCATCCATTATGTGTAATCATGTCATGTTTAAGTTAATGGATTTCAAATTTCCTTATGCAGACTATATCGATGAAGCATATGGACTTCATATATCTCATCTAACCAATTTAATATCTTCAGCCACTGGTGGTAGATTCACATTTTCTATTGATGACACCTTTGATCTGTATGATGTAAAAGATTTCGGACAGGGGAATTGTCTAGTTGCCCTCAATAAGATTGTTGAAATGTACGGATGTGAAATCGAACCAGATAATTTTGTTATCCATCTTAAGAAAAGAATTGGTACAGATAATGGCCATCAATATCGACTTAAGAAAAATATCGTTTCTGATCAATTTAAAGATGATACAAGTTCACTTGTAACTCGTATGTTTGCCCAAATGAAGGATGGCACAACTTGGATAGGTAAATCAGCATCCATCCTGACAAACGAAGAGAGAACACTATTGGAGGCTGTACCAGGGGCAATCGTAAACGGAGTTCTGCGCGTAAACTATTTGATATCTCCGCATGTTCATGAATGGTCTTGTAACTCAGTACCATTCTACGATAATGAGATCATTGTCCAAGATATCGACCCAAGCATTGATGAAGATAAAGCGGTACAGGATTTGTTAGAAGCAACACGAAAAGCGCTAAGGGAGCAAGAGATCCCAGCGTTTGAAGTTAGCGTAGATGGAGCTGACTTATATAAGATTGACGGTGAAGAAACAAAAGTTGGATTAGGAGATACCGTATATTGTCACGATCCAGACATGGAAATGGTAAATCTCTCAGCCCGGATCACGGAGCTTACAGAATATCCTTATTCTATGGATAAACATGCACAAGCGACAGTAGCAAATGTTATGAGGCGGGATGAACGAGACATACAATCTGACTTGGAGAAAAGTAAAAATACCGTTCAAAACCTATTCAGTGGTGGTAGAATTCGAGCAGCGGCTTTTGAAGAATTCGCACACAAAGCAGTGATAGATATCAATAACTCTAAAACGGAACTTATTTATCCACCTGAAGGTGGTATCCTTGCACAAGACAAGAATAATCCATTACGTCAGGTACGATTGACTTCAGCGGGGCTCGGTATATCTACAGATGGATGGAACACCTTACGAGCCGCAATAACAGCTGATGGGGTATTGGCAGAACAGGTAATTGGACAGTTTGGTAATTTTGTATCCATGCTAATCGGAGAAGGAAATAATGTGGTACAGATAAACCCACATGGAATAGCAGCCGGACATGCTAACTTTAATGATTCTCCATTTCAGGTAGCTATGAATGGTGATGTTATTGCTCGTTCCATTAAATTAACAGGAGAGATCGATAACTCCAAAATGTATTCATCTGAAATAGAGGGTGGAGTTATTACGGGTGCGCTAATAAGGACAGCTAATACTGGTGCCCGGGTTGAAATGGATTCAAGAGGATGGAGAACCTATGATCTCTCTAATATACAAAGGATAGGGATTATATCCAATTCGGCATATGGTATGAGTGCCATTGAATTTAATAATTCCCTTGGGAATAGCGTCGCAACCATCAATGGCGGAGACACGGTATTCTCGATCTACTCAAAAACAGATATGATAATATCAGCGGTTAATCGTAGGTTAAGTCTGCAAGGATATGTTGACTTCAGTTCGGCCGATGTAGAAGGTCTAGGGATTTCTAGCATTACGGGATTGCAAGCAGAGATAGCATCGTTATGGAACGCTTTGAATGGAAAAGCCTCATTGTATCATTCACATTCAGTTACACTACCTAATCACAACCACGGAAGTGCAACACTTACTCCATCTGGTGGTGGAACATACTCTGTAACTTAATATAATGACTACTTCCAACTGTGATGGTATGATTAGGAGAATATACCAATAACGGAGCGTGATGATTATGAAAAACTGGGGTTATATGTTGAGTGGCGTTGTAATAGGAGCGGTTCTTATGGTCTCTTCCAGCGCTTTCGCTGATCAAATACAATCATTTGTCGGAAAAACAGTGGCAGGGGAATACACAGTGAATGTTAACGGTAAAGACTTGAGCGAAAAGGCTATTGTCGTTAATAACAAAGCGCATGTTCCTTTACGTGCCGTTTCCGACTCTTTGGGGGCAACGATAAAAGTGGAAGGTAAAACAATAGTAGTGACATCTGGTAATAATGATGGCGTTCAAACAGAAAAAAGTAACACCTCTGATAAGTCATTAAACCCATATGTTGGTCAAACAAAAGAAAGTCTTGAAGAATCAAAAAATATATTGATGACCAAAGTCATCGAACCTTCGAAACAGCAAGTCGCTATACTTGAGAAACGGCTTGCTGCTGCTGAAGTATCCGTGGTTGAAGGAGAAAAAGCAATGAAATACGCTGAAGAAAACAATTCAAGTGAAACTGAGAAACAAGATGCATCAAAATCTAAAAATCTTGCTGCGTCTTCCGTTGAAAGAACTAAGTTAGAGCTAGATTCTTTGAAGACGGACTTGAATAAGTATGAACAGCAATTAAGCCAAATCAATGAAGCACTCTCTCTTATTAATTAGGAATAGAAGGAAACAGGATTGGAGCTTATTAATAATCGTAGTAACACAGTAGGAAAATAGCGTTAACCTATAACTAAGAAGGTCTCTCCTAAGGAGGGGCCTTTATTTGTTGTTGGAGGTATATTTCTATGCTTAAAGTAATTTTGAAGGCTTATCACATGTATTGGATTAGATATCATAACGAATGCAGGCATCATCATTTTAGAAAACGGGACATCCATTTAGACTGGATTAGGGGAAGGTATTAATTAGTTTTCAACGAATAATAAAGCGAGGTGTATTTAAATGGATAATTTACTTGGAACTATTGTGTTTATTTTGCCTGGATTTCTTATGTACTTTTGGCTTCAGTCATTCGGGATAAACCCCGTTGTGAAACATTCACCTGGGGAATTTACAGCAATTGCAGCTTTACTTTGGCTGCCTGCGTCCTTTGCGACCTTACTACTGTACAATGGTATAGTTTCTATTTCCAAAGTGATTAGTAACACGGATGTTATATGGTCAATTCAACAATTGAAAGATAAATCTGGTAGTTTGACATTCTTGCTAGTATTTCTGATCTTAAGTGCATTCGTGAGTTTTGTGATTAGTGCCATTTGGGCAAAGTGGTTACACCCTGTTCAAGCAAAATTAATTAATAAAATCAGAAATTGGCGTGGGGCAGCTAGCTTGTCCAAAAATCCTTCGGTTTGGGATGAGGTCTTTACGAACAATGATGCTCAAGTCGTTGAGATCGGAAGGCTAGATAAAGCTGGCATCACTATTATAGGATGCATAAATAAAGCGTCCCGGACATTTGAGCCGGAACGCCATTTGAATCTTGACGATGTTGATTTCTTTACGGATCTTGTGCAAAGACATAATATTTCTGTGGCGAAGGTATTTTATGACACGAAATCAGGTACTTATGTAAAGATATTTAACTCGAAGGAAATTGAAGAGGCTCAAATTAAAGATTTCAATGCTATTTCTTCGGTGGCAGAATAATTCGAGCTGAGGTCTTATCAACTGACCTTGTTTCAGCACCCGAGGAGGGGTTCTGAGGCTGACTATTAGCTGTTTGTTTATTACTCACGTTATTGTTCTCCTTTCGTATCACTCTTGGTGGCATCCTGAGATGAAGTTCTTTTGATGTCGCCAGATGTTTTAGGGAAAATTCTTGCCGATACCTTATCGACAGATCCCTTTAATGAGATCCATTGCTTTTCTTCCTCATTCTTTGGCATAATAAACTACCCTCCTTACCATTACCAGAATTCGACATTATTTCATTGTATCCTCCTTAAATACTCAGGCGGTAATGGCGGTCTTCAAATCCGCAGTCATTACGAACATTTCTAGTGATAAGCTAAATTCATAAGAAAGCCTCTCCAATATTTTGGAGGGGCTTTTACTTTTGTCTGAAAGGAGGAACATAGGTGGTAATTATAAAAAAACTTGAATTAGCACTAGATCTAACGAGACCAGCAGAAGAGTTGGTTGAAGCGATTATAACAGTATTAGAATTTTACCCCGGGCGACAAATTGAGATTTTGCAGCAAGTTGATCATAGAGTAGGTGAAATGTTGGCAGCATCGCAGCGATCACAGAAAGAATCAGAAGAAAAGGACGAAACAAGAGAGTAGTGGGAGGGAATGAATATGGAAATATCAACCATTGTGGCAATGATTGCTGCTTTAAGTGGTATCGCTCTTGGATGGATAACCCGGACATCCGCATTTAAAAAGGATGTGGAGCAAGAGGCAGGTAGTGGCGCGGCATTACGTACAGATGTCGAATACATCAAACGAGGTGTGGATGATATCCGAGCTGATGTCAGGCAGCAGGGGCAGCGCACAGACGCACTAGCGGAGCGTGTGACACGTATTGAGGAGTCCTCTAAACAGTATCACAAACGGCTTGATCGATTCGAAGAAAATAGAAGAGGTGATTTGTGATGGAATGGAATGCAGTAGCTAATTTTATTAAACCAGAATTGTTAATCGTACTAATTGCGTGTTGGGTGATTGGATACATTTTGAAGAAGACTCCGCGTGTAAAAGACTGGACGATCATTTACATTGTCACTCTGGCTGCTATTATTGCTGTCTGTATTATCCTTGGGCTGAGCGTTGATAGTGTCCTGCAAGGTATCTTGTGCGGAGCTGTAGCAGTCTATGGCAATCAGTTGGTTAAGCAAGCGAAAAAGGGGGTTGATGAGTGATGCAAATCATCCAGAAGGGCAACAAACACACAAATTTTAGTGGCCGTGGCGGTCATATTCCTATTGCTATTGTAGATCATATTAGCGGTGGTACGATGAGTTCTATGGATAGTTGGTTTCAATCGGAGGGGAATACAGTCAGTAGTGCACACTTTGGTGTTTCCAAGACTGGTGAAATACATCAATACGTAGATATCACGAAAATGGCATGGGCTAACGGTATCACAGTCGATTCCATCTCGAAAGCGACAGCATCTATAGTCAAAGAGAAATCACCAACAAATCCCAATAAATACACAGTTAGTATTGAGCATGAAGGAACGGATGGGACACTGACAGAAGCGCAGTTTACCGCAACAGTGTGGTTACATAAATATATCAGTGGTGAAGTTAAAAGGCTCTATGGAAAACCATTAGTGCTTGATAGCAAATATGTCATCGGACACTTTCAAGTTGATCCGATCAGGAAGCCATATTGCCCAGGAGTTAAGTTTCCTTGGGAACGACTTTACGCAGCGCTAAAAAATGAGGAGGTCAAAGATTTGAAAGTAGATAAGGCAGACACAGTGGTTAATGGATTAAAGCTGCCAGAGGGTAGCGTACTGATTGAAGGTAGAACCTACGTACCATTAGCCGCCATTGGTAAAGCGATTGGTGCACAAGTGTCTTGGGACAATGAAACGAAGACAGCTACAATCATTACAAAGGCGTAATATAATCTTTATCATGTTTTCATATTTTTTTAAGCTAAGAGGATTACAGTAATCACATACCCCCTTATAATATAGATCTTGACTCTACCGACATTGGTGGGGTCACTTTTTTTATTTTGTCTACATAGTTCCGACAATCCGTATAGTCCGCAAACCTATTGGCAAACACCCCGTCAACCTTAATCGGTCGGTGGGGTGTTTTGTTTAGACTATAAACTCCGTAAATACTGGGCTTCTAAGCATTCCTGATTTAGTCCAGTTTCTCATTCTTACCTTTGCCCGTAATCGTGGCTCAAGATGTACAAATTCCTTATCTTCGCCTTTAATCAGTTGTGGGACCACACCTCTGAATGCCTGCTTATGAATCGGCGATGCTCCGAGTTCAATGATTCCTGCTGCACGCAGTTTGCCGGAATTACCGGATGGAACAGCAGCCAACCAACCAAACTCCTGTTTTCGATACCCTGTAATATATACATCTGCATAGGTCCAATTGATAACTTTTTGCCATGCGTGAGAGCGGCGGCCAGTCTCGTATACGCTGTTTTTCCGTTTACCTACTACGCCTTCCATGCCCCGAGTTTCGATCTGCTCAAATAATGCCTCTCCAGCACCTTCCACATGCGGCACTATTCCAAAGCTATTAGAGGGTAGCGTTAGCCCCGCCAGTATCTCTTTGCGAGTCATTAAGGGCAACCCACGTAGATCCTTTCCTTTGTACATTAAGATATCAAAGATGGCATAATACGCCGGGAGTGTTCCGGTGAGTTGTACTATCTTCTCTACTCGTTTTGTCTGAAAACGGTTCATTACAGATTCAAAATCAGATACTCCGGTCTCTGGATCGACGCAGGCGACCTCACCGTCAAGAATTACATCATCAGCGAACGGAAGTTGTAACTCTGGGTACTGTCGAGTACATTCGTTGTTGTGACGGGTATACAATCTGATTTTCTCTGATTGCTGGGAGTAAATCAGCCGATGACCATCTATCTTTGGTTCAAATATATAATCGCTGTGACTGAATGGTCCCACAGCAGTTTGTAATAACATAGGGGATATAAACATAGTTTCACCTCTCCATAATTATAATCTTTTGATAGGCATTGGAGGGCAGGTAAGTCTTGGATCTTTAGACATGCTGTTTCTTTTTTCCATTGCTTAAATTTCCCTAACGTGGTTATAATACAAACAAGTGTTCTTATTTTATTGGAGGCGAGCAATCATGAAAATGAGCATCGGCCAAACAGTTGAAATAGTGTATCAAGATAAAACAGGGAAGATCACACAACGCAAAATTGAGATTAATGGCATCCGTAACTGTCGGATCCGAGCAACCTGTCTTACAACTGGAGCTCCACGGGTATTCCTGCAAGATAATATTTTAGCCTGGCGGATCATAAAGCGAGGTGTGGTGGCATGAGCGAATTAACCAGAAGAGAACGGGATGCGCTAAATGCAATTGTCACGTTATATGATCGGCTAAAGTATTCTCCTACCATCCGTGAGATAGGTGAAGAGATGGGATTATCTTCTGTTTCAACAACATTCCGATATATTGAACTGTTGGAGAAAAAGGGTTACATTGAACGAAAAGAGAGCTCACCACGTGCGCTTAAACTGCTGCGCCGTGCTTGATGATACTCCACGCAAGCTTTTGCGGATTATATCGCAGTTTAGATATCATTTTAGGCGGATGCCCAACATCAAAGAGTTGGGACGATTGAGCGGACGCCGCCCAGCGGAGATAATTAAGGGGTTTAAGGTGTTGTCTGCGGAGCATTATATAGTTTGGGATGTGTCTACGCCTATCGAGACAACAATTATTATCGATAATTGGGAACGGAACGTGCCGTACGAAAAAACGCCACAACAAGGCACAGAGAACGGCAGAGGCGGTACTAATATTGATTATTGGCTTTATCATTAGGAGGGGTCACTATGACCAAGTTGGACGGTAATGAACGCTGGAAAACGAAAATGATCATGACCGAGCATGTTGAGCAGTACGAGGAACAGCAGCGCGAGAATCCAAATAAAATGATAACTACGGAGGAGCGCACGATGGTTCGAGACCTCATTTTGCTTCCCTACATAGATACGATGGTCGGCAAGAGCCTGAAGGAGCTCGAACACTCCAGCAATATTCTAAAACGCACCTTTTTGATGGCTGGTGAAGCCATACAGCGCCGGATCATGCAGGATACCTATCGACTGCAAAAAGAGCTGAAGCAGCGGAATATCAAAATGCTGGCGGATGAGCAGGATGATTTTATCACGTATTACAAAATCTTTTGCCGAGGATATCAGGAACGCTTTGGATTAACTCGTGATGTTATGCGTACTGAGATTAGCTTACGGCTGACTCAGTACACAACCGAACTTGGTGGTGCTCTAAAAGAGCATCTCAAATAAGCCGAGGCCAAGAGGCATATAACTCCCTTTTTGTGCGTAGGTATATAGTATAAATAAACTTTCAGCTGAGAACCGCAGCGGCAAGCCGCAAGGAAGCGGAAGCGAAAGTTAAAAGCATGTACACATAGTATAGTATACGCAATGTTTACAAATCCCAAAATTTCTCGGCCCGAATGGAAGGATCAACCTTCCTTAGGGCTTTTATTATTTTCTGCATGGTCCTAGCTGTGGGCATATGTTCATCATCGTTACAAAGTAATCTAACGGTATTTCTGTTTAATCCACTCTCCTGAACTAACCACTCCTGTTTAATACCCCTGTTATCAATCCATTTCCCAAGTTTCGTTCGATCTTTCCCTAATCCCAGAACCAATCCAAAAAACATTTACTTCACCCTCCATCCATTTATATATCAGCAGTATGGACAAGTGAACATAAAAACATACAAATAAGTCTAAAAAAACAGACATTTTGGACAAACGGTCCTCCATAAGCTTTTGTATACCAACGTTTACAGGAGGTAAACAAGATGAATGATCCAATTACGTTTCGACTTCGGAAGGATCTAGACGCAGATATAAAAGAGGCTGTTAGAAACATGGATAAGAAAACAGTAAGTAACTTGTCCAGAGACGGATTGCGGCTGATGTTAGGGATTAGAACTACCAGAAGCGCTACAGTTACAGAACGTCCATTGGTTGTGCCTGATAGGCCACTTATTGTGTCTGACCGGGCATTACCATGGTTAACTGAAGAGACAAAAAGCAAACCGGTAGCTAGTAAACCTGCTGTATACATCCCTAATAGGAGATGATTAACATGTCCAAGGTGCAATCAGTAAGATGGGGTGAATTTTTCACTGAAAAAAAGCAATCGCAGGAGCCTTTCATATTTATTGATTTTGATGATATCCGTTTAAAGTTCACCAGAGCCATTATGAAAAAAGAAACGCTTATCAAGGTTGCAGGGATAACGTTACTACTGATTATCGGCATACCAGGTACTTCTCACGCTGCAACCGGTATAGATGCTGTAGCAGATAAGTTGTATAAAAAACTGCTCAACGTTGGGAAATGGATAATTATCATGAAAGGCGGTATCGATACAATCCAGAGCGCGATTCAAGGTGATGTTCAATCAGCTAAGAAAAATTTTTTGGGATATTTACTTGTATACGTTGTACTATGGGCGCTGCCGTGGGGATTAAAGCAGGTAGATGTTGTATTTGCTGATATGGGAGCGTGATGAGATGAATCCGTTTATAGATGGGTTGAAAGAGCACTCACGGGAAGCGGTGAAGGAGATTGTGCTAGGGGCTCTTAGTGGCTTAAAGGATGTGGCAGTCGATTTATCATATTCTATCGCGCTGGTTGGTGGGGGCTTGTCTATTATTTTATATGTGGCTGGTTGGGAAAAGGGGAAACGATGGACCAGTTTGTTAGTTGTTGGTTACACGCTAATTAAGTATCTAGTGGGGTGATCGTATGAAGGCAATCAAGTTTAGCGAAGCCCTGCGAATAATCAAACCTGAATATGTGTACTTGCGTCTGAAGCCCAGCAATAGTATCCGAAATAATAACACTCACAAGCTGGCGCGGGTTATAGGGTCCCTATATAAGAATGTTTTTGAGTCAATTCGGATGGAAGATGAACGGGTTATACATGTGCTAGGTCAACGATTATCCGTGCCTGTTTCAATGTCGTACTCCTTGCCAGCTAAGGTAGGGTATTTTATTTATCTAGAAAAACAAAAAGTAGAGTTTTACTTTATTATTCCTCGGCAGCATTTAGGGTTGATGAAAGAAAAGATGGGCGATTCTTGGCAAGGCGTTACGATCGAGGAAGTTTTTGAACTTCCTGAGTTTGAATCTGGAACTGCAAAGTATCAATTGAGTTATAAGAAAGAAGATGCTCTTAGCCTCACTGTGGATCGCAGGAATAATGATTGGCTAAACTCATCACTGAATGTAATTGAAGCTTTAGAGGATGGAGATCGAGCAGGCATACTATTTAACCTTATGCCAACCTCTCAATTTAGCTGGCGTAGCACATATAAATCTACAATAGATAAAGTTCGGAGAGGGTTTCCAGTAGATCGAAATAAGGTAGGAGTTGGGTATTTACTACGGGTGGCAGTATCTATGCTTGCTGGGATTGCTGGAGAAGTTAGCGAGCTGATAGGGGGTGAACGTAAGGCTGCAAGTGAAAACCAGTTTGATGGGCTCCTACTTCGTCTGAATGGGGGTGGGAAAATTAGCTCTAGCACAGAACAAAAAGCAACAGCAACAATACTTAATACACAAATAATAGTAATGAGTGAGAGTATAGATGGTTTACGTCAGAGGAATAATGGGCGAAGTCTTACGCATAGCTTCGATGCTGTTAGTGGAGACAACGAACTTACTTCTCGAATATTCAGGAGTAAACCTCGATATAATGATTTTTCTTTCCGTGGGGCTGCGGTAAATAAGGTGGGTGACGAAGAACTACAGAATTTTATAGCACTCGCTGGTCGTGACATTTTGGAACGATATGATTTTATAGATAAGGTCGAAACACAAGAAACCGAGGTTCCTGAGGATTTGCAGCAGGGAGTTATTCGGATTGGTACTAATTTGTATAGAGGTAAAGAACAGACGGCTTATATCAGTAATGACAGCGAATATAAAAATTTAACTCTTGTTTTGATCGGACCGACACGCGCAGGTAAATCAGCATTGATCGGAAATATGAGTAAAGACGCGATTTCAGCTGGCGAAAGTGTAGTCATTTTTGATTACATTAAAAACTGCGAATTGAGTAGTGAAGTATCTGCTGCATTTCCAGGACATCAAACACTTACGATTAACTGCGGCGATGTAAAGACATTGCAGGGATTGGGATACAACGAAGTAGGAACTAGCAATGATCCATTTATCCAGTATGACAATGCTAAGAAGCAGACTACGCAGCTTATGACACTGATCAATAGCATTAACGCCGATGATACGCGCCTCAGCGCCAAGATGGAGCGCTATTTAACGAGCGCAGCCCTTGTAGTCTTTGTGTCTACAGGTAGTATACGGGATGTATTTAACGTCCTACAGAACCATGTAGTACGTCATGCATTTATTAATAAGGTTCCAAAGCAACAGTTAGAAAACCTCACAGAGTACATCGGCAGCCTCAATGAGTTAGATGATTACAAGGATCAGAAGGTAAAAGAGGATGGGGTGACTACATCATATCCACAACTGATAGGAACAAAGGAACACCTTATCACTGGTGTTATCGATCGTTTAAATAAACTTAAAGCAAATACTTACATGGAAATGATGCTTAAAAAATCTACAGCTGGCAATATCGATCTATCTAAGGAACTTCAAAAGAACCAACTGATTACCATACGGATGCCTGAAACTATGTTTAGTACTGACGGTGAACGCGACGTATACACAACGTATTGGATTACAAAGCTTTGGTTGGCTCTACAAGTACGTGGGCAGCAGATCCCAGACCGAAACAAATTAACAAAGGTGAATATTGTGTTCGACGAATTATACCAGGTCCAAAACACAGAAAAATTTCTAACAGAAAAACTCAGTCGATTGGCGAAATTTGCAGCCAAACCGATAATTAGTTGTCACTATTTAAACCAACTGAAATATATCCGTGAAGAACTTAGAAGTGCTAATGCTTCTTATATGATCATCAGTGGTTGTGACAAGAAAAATTTTAATGAACTTAAAGATGAACTAGTTCCATTTGAATTAGAAGATCTTCTCAGGCTTCCGCGCTTTCGTAGCTTGAATCTTTTGAAGAATAAAAACGGCTATGCTAGATTCATAACAACCTTACCTAAACCCTTATAATGAAATACCTCGTCAGATAATTATTCTGACGAGGTTTCTTTATCTTCAATATATTCAATTATCTCTGATATTTCTTTAATGCCTAATGCAATCATAACTTTTTCTAAATGTTCTCGATTAATAGATGTCCGTAGGTTGTTGCATAACTCACTTATAGTAGTAGGTCGCAACTTTGAAAACTCTGAGAGCTGCTTCTGAGTTATACCGCGCTCATCAATGATTTTTTGTAATTTTATTCGAATCATTTTATGTACACCTCCTTTAAGTAATCTAACATTAATACATAAATAACGCAATATCGTTATTTATGTTGACTAGGTTGAGATAAAGGAGTATATTTAATATAACGAAATACATAAATAACGATATTTCGTTACGTTGAGCATATGCAGGGGACAAGGATTTGAGAAACATACAGATGGGAGGGAAGAAGCAAGTATATGCAATCAATAACGTAACCGCCTGAATGTGAAAAACTACTATTTCTTTAAAAGATCTCCTTTATAATAAATCATGTATAACATACTAACTCAGGCGGTGTTTATCTATGTTGGATACATTAACTTATATTTTACTAGGTATTTTCGATGCTACAGCTGCGGTACTTTTAATTTTGAAACTTTATATGCTACCAGTCAAAGGATATCGTTTTAAAATTATCTCATTTGCAATATTCATTGCCCTTTTTTCATATTTGATGCGAATGCTTTTGAATGTTCCTAAGATTGACTTACCGTCACAATATATTTTGTTTGTTTTATTTTTAAGATTTGGAATGCAGGTAAAGACACACATTGCATCTTTCATTGCTGGGGCAGGTATATGTGCATACGCGATAATTCAAATGGCCATCTTTTATGTTTATGATTGGATGGATCTGATTCATGTTGGTATTCTAAGTGAAAACAACGGTCTTTACCTATATTTTTTCCAGACATCATGTATTGCAATTACACTGTTGCTATCTATCTTGTTGAGTAAGTTCAATTTTGGGTTCTCCTTTATTATAAAACCACCACATGATTTTTTTTCAAAAGAAAACTATCTTACGAGAAGAAATGTAATGCTCCTTTTAGGAAGTATAGTTTCATTGTTAACTGTTTCTGTCACAGTGCTTCTTTTATACAGTTCCAATCCATTAGGATTACTAATAATTGCAGCAATTTCCTTTATAATTTCATTTTACTTTTCAGGTCGGAGTGATAAAGATGATATTAGAAAAGCTATCGAGGCATATAGCGATAAAAATAAAGTCGGATGATCCACAAGGTCCAGGGTCAGTTGAAGTATTAGAATATGGTATTGGAATCCAACTTAATCTCTATTTCGGTATCATTTCCACAGTGATTTTCGGTTATATTTTTAGTAACGTATTGAGTTCGATGATAGCACTTCTATCATTTATGGCACTTCGGAAGTTTTCAGGCGGGGTTCATCTTCCAATCACTCTATGTTCTCTCGTAACGGGTCTAGCTGCAGCACTCATACCTTTGGCTGAAATTAGTCAACCAGTTCAATATTCCATAGGATTAATTTCACTTGTCATAATGTGGATGTACGCCCCGAATGATTATGAGGATATAAATGCGGTCGGATTCAATGAACATTGGTCAAAATTAACTTCTATTGCAATAGTGATAGTCGGCCTGTGTTTTTCGAATTCAATAGTAACAATTTCTTTCTTTGTTCAAGCTATTTTGATACTACCTATATACCCTAGGAAAGGGGGTGTGTGAATTGAAGAAATCTACAGCACGCATTTTGTCTAAACTGACAACTGATTTTGCGTTAAAGGCTGCTAAAGGCAGAAAGACAATTGTCGGAGCAATGCCGGTTCCTAAAGAACTGCGTAAAAGTGAGTAGTTTTTATGGATGATCATAATCGTTTAGTTGTTGGTGTCGCAGTCGGTAATGGTAGAGGAAACTCTCAACACCATTTTTCAGAAAAAGATATCATGAGCGTAGAAATGTGGAAACCGAAAAGCAACTACAACACACCATTGTTCCATACAATAAATGGTTCATTTACCATCTTGACGACTATGGAAGAATGCGTAGCTGCTTTTCCGGATTTCTGCTCTCTCGATGGAAATAATCTGGTGAATATAAGGAATGTTAGTCGTTTTAAGACCGGAAGTTACGGCGGGATAGCATATTTTAGAAATTCTGAATTGAGTACAGGTATTAATATTAAAACCGTGTCGAGTTTGGATGATATCGTTGAACAAGCGAAAAGAAGGAAACTGGATACCAGATCTATTTTGGTAGCTCCTATACTGAACTTAAATACGTTGGGTGAGGGAGAATTTATATCTGTTAGCGATGTGTTTTACATAGATATGTGGGAGCCGAAGAAGAATTATAATGTTCCGCGTTTCTACACTAAAACAGGTGTTTATACTGTAGGCTTAACCCTTCAGAAGTGCAAAGATGCTATTCCTTACTTTTATCCGGCATACAATGGGAATATTATAAATCTGGATTTAATTGATCAGGTAGACAAAGATATGTTCGGGTATACCGTAAGGTTTAAAGGTACTGAATTTACATCACCAATAGCAAGAAATAGAGCGGAATATCTGTTACCTCTATTGAAAAAAAGATCCTGACTAGATAGTTATGCTAGTTAGGATCTTTTTTTGCTCATACATTACTGTAAAAGTCAAGAAAAATCCGTACTAGGATCACGCATAAAGTTTCGATATTATTCGACATATTACACATTGTGGTAATGTTACAATAGTTATGTAGAATAACCAATGATGTAGAAGAAATGAGGTGATTAGTATTCTTTTTCGGTACCTATAGGTACCGAAAATATCCGAGAGGGGCGGCGTTTGCCGCAACCTACTTCATTTTCCATTCATATAAATCTTCCATATGAATGCCGAGTACTCTCGATATAATGTACATCGCACTAGTACTCATTGGCCTAGATCCCGAACAATAAAAGGATATCATCCTAGCAGCGTAACCAGTTCTTCTGGATAATTCAGCCTGAGACATTCCTTTTAGATCTAACCAGTCCTGAAGTAGACATCTCCCTCTGGAGACTTTAACCACAGTTCTATCTCCTTTGGTTAGGAGTGATTACGTAAAGAATTATATCATAAAAAATGGAACAAGGACTTACCGGGTAGGGTAAGTCCTTGAGAGAAACGAATTAATAAAAGCTCTATATTTACTTTACCACATTTATCTACATTTGATTACAGTGTTTATACGGCGAATTTATATTGACAAGATGTTTACTGGACAGCATATGGCATAATTAACGTTAGTCACTTAAGTTAGCTATTACAGAATAGGGAGAGATACAACATGGAGAACATATTTTTGTGGCTTGAACCTAGTATAGATAAAAGGGTGTCGGAAATAAGTGACGATATACTTGTGAGTGAAAAAGAAAATGGTTACATAGCATTCATGGATCTTCTGCGGACAAAAGTTAACATTCCACCCGAAATAATTATGGAATTAGGGGATATTTTTATTTCTCACACGCAAGAAACGGTTGAAGAAAGCTACAAAAAAGGTGTGATGGAGATGTTGATTTTAAAGTCGTGA